ACTGTAAGTTTAGTTACTAATTTCACAGGATCTCCTTTAACGGGTCCTGCGGGACTTTCCGTCAATTTTACAGATACAACTATAGGAAATCCTACTTCCTGGAATTGGGATTTCGGAGATGGTTCTCTTCATTCTACCGCTCAAAATCCTACACATGTATATAGTAGAGCAGGTATTTATGGAGTGTCCTTAACAAGCAGTAATGGTAGTTCCTTTAATACTAATACCAAATTAGGGTATATAACTGTAAATTTAGTTACCAATTTTATTGCTAATAGAACCTCTGGTACTGTCGGTCTTTCCGTTAATTTTACAGATACAACTATTGGTGAGCCTATTTTCTGGGATTGGGATTTTGGAGATGGTTCTCCACATTCCTTTATTAAAAATCCAAATCATGTGTATAATACTTTGGGTATCTTTACTGTTACATTGATTAGTAGCTTAGACCCCATATAAAAAAATGACCTGGTGAGAACATAACTTTAACTGAAACGAGAAATTTTGTTCAAAGATATATTAACTAAGATAGGATATATAAGGATAAGCGGGATATCTTCTGCAAATTTTAGTGGAAATCCTGTAACTGGCTATCTTTTTCTTACTGTAAATTTTACGGATCTTTCACAAGGTTTATTCGATAGTTGGTACTGGAACTTTGGGGATGGAAAGCATTCTACAGAGCAGAACCCTACACATTATTATGCATATCCTGGTTTCTATACGGTATCTCTTATGGTATCTGGTTTAAGCGGGGCTTATATTACTATTAAGGATCACTATGTGATTATTCGGAGTACTTGTACTTATGATATTGCACCTATTCCTGAAAAAATAATGTATTTACGTGGGTCAGGAATTGTAAATAAAAAAGATATTGGTGTAGAGATAAAGAGAGTGACAAGATAAAAATTTAAGATTGGTGCAAATTTAATGGCATATTATATAAAAGATACTGGTATGGAGACTTTCCCATATAATACTGAAGAAAATGCAGCATTATCACTTAATAGATTAGCCAAGCAATTACAAGGTTATGAATTTACACCTATAAATGTAACTGTTACTAATACCAGTTATGATGTAACTTTCAGTCCTGTACGGATTCCTCCATTTCCAATTTTAGATCAAGCTGTTGCGATAAGCTGCACAATTACACAAAAAGACCTTACTATTTATGCTATTTTTCCTGGATTCTATGTAGCTACACCAGGTACAATATTTGGTCCAACACGTTTTTATTTGGGGAATTATTCATTTAGTACTATCTCATCAGCAGATTTACTACCAGATAACCCAGTAATACCCTATACATGCCAGATACTTAAGGGAGCTACGGTATTAGCTACATTTCCTAAATTTACTTCGGGAGTAAATCGGTTATATACTTTTTTAATTACTTCGACAACTATCGAATTTTATGTAGATGGTATTAAGTATGCTACGGATACTCATAGCGTTACCAGTTGGACAAGTTTATTTGCATTAGGAACCCCCCCTAAAATTGCAATATATGAAGTGAATCCATCTCCCGATGGTACCGTAGTTGTAAGTGAGGAAGTAGGTGCTGTAGGAAGAAGCTACAATACAGATCTTATTGAATCGGACGTTATATACTTATCCTCAACTATCACAGAACCTACAGTATCTAATGGTGACAAGATATGTAATGGTTTTAATTTTAATGGTGCGATCATAACCAGCTATGGTAGTCAGAAATCATGGAGTCTTCATTCTGACGCTTTTATAGGATTAGCTCCTCAAAATATAGATATAGAAGGACTTAACCAGACTGCATATAATTCTTTTAGAAATCCTTTGATGGATATCTATGATAATATCTTCAGGAATATTAGTGACCCAATTTACATAGATGGAGATTGTACAGAATCTATCGCGATAAGAAATAATCAATTTGTAAGTAATACGGGGACATCAAGTATAAGAGTATCTGGTACAGTGGTCCCAATCAGAGTCTATAAAAATACTTTTGATGGGGTGATGTATTTTATTGTAGATAATTGCCCAGGATTTGTTAATATATTTAATAATGTTTTTATGAATAATGCAACAGATTTCACTTGCATGGATATTGAGTATTATTCTGAGATAATGAATGTAAATGTTATTAACAATACTTTTTATAATCTGGGTGCAAGCACAAATGCAGTTTATGTTTATGCTGATGATTCAAGTGGTTACATTGAATCATTTTTAATCTTCAATAATATTGTTGATTCAGGATTAGGATTGTATCTTGATCTATATATTGAAAATCCAAGCAACATACATACATTTATTCATAGTAACAATAATGCTGCGGGATACAACTACGCTAATAATGGTGACCCAATAGCACTTGATCCAACAGAAATAACTGCAAATCCTCAATTTGAAGGAGTCCCCCCTTATCCCCTTAGACTACTAAATACTTCCCCATCTTATGCGACAGGGTTAATTAACGCGAATACCCCTATTGATGATATCATAGGCATTCTAAGAAAATCACCTCCAGATATGGGTGCTTATGAGACAGAGTCCACAATAATAATTGTAGCAAATTTTAGCGCTGATATAACATCAGGTTTCGCAGAACTTTTAGTACAATTTACAGATTTATCTATAGGTGATCCTACAAGTTGGGATTGGGATTTCGGAGATGGTTCTCTTCATTCTACGGACCAGAATCCTACCCATCTGTATGAGATAGCAGGAGTTTATTCGGTTACTTTGATAAGTACTCGTGGGGTTACTTCAGATACTATTACAAAACCTGGATATATAACTGTAAATATGCTATCTGATTTTTTAACTATTCCCAGAAGTGGTGTTCCAGGAATGTCTGTACAATTTACAGATTTATCTATAGGGGGTCCTACTTCGTGGGATTGGGATTTCGGAGATGGTTCTCCTCATTCTATTGATCAGAATCCTATTCATTTATATACGGTAGCAGGATACTATACAGTTAGTTTAATAGCTTCAAATACTTCGAGTAGCGATTCTGAGACAAAAATAGATTATATTTATGTATCCGGAAATATTGTTGCTGATTTTATAGGTGACCCAAGAATAGGATTTATAAGTAATCCTATACAATTTACAGATTTATCTATTGGGATTGTTTCTATTTGGGATTGGGATTTCGGGGATGGTTCTTCTCATTCTACGGATCAGAATCCTGTGCATGCTTATTATAGTCAGGGAATTTATACAGTTATATTGACAGTCTCGGATGGTGTTACCTATAATAGAGTAATAAAAGAACACTATATAAACATTAGGTTAGAAGAATCAGGGACTGGTTTTGTAAGAGAATTTGGTCCCACTTTAATATTTGATTGAAAGTATATAATGGTTGCAAATTTTACGGCTGACAAAACTTCAGGCTATACACCCCTTACCATCCAATTTACTGATCTTTCTATTGGGGATATAACCTCGTGGGATTGGGATTTTGGGGATGGTAGCCCACATTCAACGGATCAGAATCCTTCACATACATACAACTATTATGGTAATTATACTGTGTCTCTTATTGCCTATGAAGGGTTATTGAATGACTCAATTTCTAAAGCGCAGTATATAACTATTGCTACGCAGAATACCTCAGAGATCTCTTCTACAATTGAAAATGGAGGAGGATTTACCAGGGTTCAAGGTCCCTCGCTTATATTCGATTAATTATCTCTAAATATAATAATCTATTAGTATATAGTTTATAGGGCTTGTAATAATAAAAATTTAGTGCTTTGGTAAAATATCTATGGCATATCTACCTTCTACAACTCAAAAGATCACTTTTGATACGGATAACAGGAGACCTGATAGTCATCCTAGTATCATAGTAGGGCCTACTGGGCAGCAAATGATTTTTTATACAAAATTTTTAACTACAGGAAAAAGTTCCTTTTCTCGTATAACATTTACAGCCCCCTCTTTTATAGTAAATATTGAAGCTGGTTCAGGGACTATTAATGGGTCTTCTGTTACATGGGGAGCTGGTACATTAACTGCCTCTCCTAATATCTATCAGGTAGTTTATTCTGATAATGTTGGTATATTGCATATTGCTAATATCTTGACTATGGCTCAAGCTGCTACTCTTATTGTATTGGCATATGTACAATCAGGTAATTCATCTATTACAAGAATTGAAGAGGTTGAACATACGGGGTATTATGTCTATATAAGAAAGCAGATATTATCAGGGTCTAATTGGGTATGGGATGATTATGAATATCGATTAAATACCGGGGAAGAACCCGAAGCATATTATGATGTAAGTACCAATAAAATATATTTGTCCTATAAAAAAGACAGTATTAGTTATATCCGTATGTTTGATCCCACTAATGAATTAACATGGGATTATTTACCTAATATAAATATCTCAGTAAGTAACATTACTTTAAATAATGATCCTGAAAATTCTGTTGTAGTTGCTTTATCTGCTGGGTATACATCTTATAATTTACTTACAAGCAATGAATATCCTTTAAGTAATCCTGATTTTTGCTTTATAAATAATTTGCCCTATATAATATTGCCGGATATTACGGGTATTAATCTTCCATATGCATATGGAGAAGTCACGTATGATTTGCTTACATATAACTCTGGGATCTATACAGTAGAAGCTACATATACAATTCCACATATTAACGCATATTATCTTGCATATAGAGTTGTTCCATGGGTAGGGGCTGTTGGTTTGAAGTACTTGCGTTGTACTGTGCATACTCGTTTATTTACTATACCATTTGTTACAGATCCTGTAAATTATCAGCAAATATATATATTTAGTTTTCCTGCATTAATTACCTTAGCAGATAATATTTATAATGTAACTGCTAAGGATAACTCTTTAGTTAATGCCATAGCATCAGGTTATCAAATATCTTTATTAAAGACGGCTGAATATGAAGAAACTAAAACATTTCAATCAGATAATTCTCTAACTAATGCCGTAGCATCAGGTTATCAAATATCTTTATTAAAGACGGCTGAATATGAAGAAACTAAAACATTTCAATCAGATAATTCTCTAACTAATGCCATAGCATCAGGTTATAAAGTGTATATAACAATTACTAACACATAGGTGAATAGATTATGTTTAAACTTAAAGGTAGATACGATTGGAAATTAGTTAATGCAGATACAGGTGAAATAGACCAAGAAGGTTCTCAATGGAATATTATCTCAGATGTTTTTATTGAATGGATATTCAAGTCTAGCTATTCTATAAATTACCCTAGTCAAAGCAGCGTATATGGGAATGGGATGGCTATTTTATTATCTGATTCCACTACAGGATCTGATGATTATCGTAAATATGGTAAAGCTAATATGTTTAATATTATTGCTACAGGTGCTGCTGTAGGATATCAATCTAATGTCGATTGGAATGTCCTTAGTAAATATTGTGATAATAACTTCGCTCCTCCTGGAGCCCCACGTACTATTAATATAATAGGAATTAAAATATTTGACTTTCCGGGAGCAGAAATAGCAGTTCCTAACTTTGTGTCTTTCATACAATTATCAACTCCTATTACTCAAAATACTAATCAATATCTCTATGTCAGATACACTGTATTTTTTTTACTTGATGTTAGCATAGGATATAATACACCTAATAATAGATCAGTAGAATATGCATTAAAACAGGCTATGCTTACTAATTTTATTCGTTTTGGGCAAAAGGAGCAATCTGATTGCTTTATACTTACTCCTTTTCTTCCTCCAGAAAATACAAATTATGTAGCTAGATATTGTAACTATTTATATAAAGTTAATGGCGGTGATTTTGCAGCATATAACTCATATTATAATTATGGACATCGACTATCTAAAGCTATACTTAAAAATTTTGCTGTAGCTGATATAGTTGGGCCTATAGGTACTACTGTATTTGGTAGAATTGGGTCAATTAGTTCACCAGTGAATCGTTATATAAATAGTATCTATGGTTATTCTCAAAATAAAAGTATGACACCATCAATAGCTAGAATTTTTGTACACCCTAACACAAGAGATGCATATTTATTTAGTGATCCATCCTACCCAGCATCTTCTCAAGGTACAGTTATTGCGTCAGGTACTCCTACGAATAAATATCCAGTTATTGCTAGAATAAGAATAGCAAAAACTGGGGATGCTACAGATTTAATAAATGAAACTGTCCCCTATACAGCAGTTAATACAGGTAACTCACAGATTACTATAGCTCAAGATTTTACTACCGGGGATATATATAGGGTAACCACTACTGATACTCTTCCATCACCTTTAGCATTACTCACAGATTATTATATAATTCGTATAGATAGCACACATATAAGATTAGCTACTTCATATGCTAATGCTTTGGCTGGTACATATATAACATTGACTACGCAAGGATTAGGTAACCACACTTTTACACGTCAAAATACTGGTAAATATAATCTTGAATTAGAACCCTGGAATTATACTACTGTCACTCCATATTTTACATTATTAAATAATTTGAGTATGGCTGTTGATTTAGCAGGTTATGTTATGCCTCTTTTATTATATAGTACTTCAGAATATGCAGAAGGGGATTATATTGCCAATACTGATGGAGGTATTGGTAATGATTTTTATTATGTTTATAATAGTGGTGTAGCTTGTTCTGCATCAATGTTACGAGGTACTGCTAAAAATGGAAATTATATTTATTCAGTACAACAAAGTAGAAAAGGGTTAATTAATAATATCTGTCGATGGGCTTTTAATACAATTGAGACTTCCCAAGCTTTATGTAAATTTGGTAATGGATCCACTAAAGTAGTAAGCACCGTATATACAGCATTAAAGATGTATATAGCTACTAATGATGGCATCTATGAATATACTTTTGCAACACCTACTGTAGATCCAGTTTTACTTACCATCACAGGTATGATATCTTCTGTAATAAAAGATATGTGCATGGATCCTATCACAGGATATTTATGGACTGGGCATGCAACAGGCTTATCAAGAATAAACATAAGTACTTTAACAGCTACACAATATATTAGTGGTGTAGGACAAGCTTTAGAAGGTATGACCGCCACATATTATGATATAGGTGCAGGTCAATTAGATGCTTATAATGGGAGAGTCCTTAAAGGTGGAGATGCTTATAGTCAAGTTAATGATAATGCTTGGGTGTTGGATGATGGGGTAGGTTGGTATCGAATAGCTATAACTTGTTATAGCTGTGCTTTAGTTAGAGGTACTTCAAATATTATTTTTTCTACAGCTAATGCAACTTTTATATATACTGTCACAGTTACCGGTAAAGGAACTGGTTCTTATTCACAGGTAGAGACATTTGCTAAAAGTATTGGTTTAAGTCATCCTTTAAGTCACTATGTTCAACTTAGTAGTACTAAATTTTTTATGATTTATTTAGAAAGCTCATCAGGATATTATGTTACTCTCGAAACCTATACAATAGGTGTAGGTAATTCTTCGGTCCGGGGTTTGTCTACAGGTAGCTCATCTGGATATTTATCAAATTATTTTGGTTGGTCATTGGGTGCTTTACGTAGAGGTAAAATAGATGTAGATGGTAATGATAATAATATTTTTATATGGAATAGTATGTTATTTGTCCCCAATTTTCCAATTCCAATTTCTTATGGGTGGAATGGATCTGCATGGGTTAAGGATGTTAATACTCCAAGAGAAATTCCTAAAACAGCTACTCATACATTAGTTAATGGTTTAACAGTGGATTTTAACAATGCTACGGGATCTTCTTGGGATACACAATTTGTATTAAATGAAAGTTTTAATATTGTACATGGTCCTTATCAAATAAAAGACAATCTACAAACATTGCAATGGAAGGCTAAACAATTTTTTTGTAGGGCTATAGTGGTTACTGGGTATAGTGCTTCTATATCAGTATCAGTACCCTATAAGATTACTATTCCGGAAGCATCAAATCCTAATTTTAGAGATATCGATATCTCTGATTATACTACTGAAGTATATGAAGGAATTACGGCATATACACAATATGCTCCAACTCAAAGAACAGCCTCAATAACTCCATCAACAGATTTAGTAGCAATAGCGGCAAATATAGCTACAGGGACTCCAGTAACATTATATTCCTCTTCAAGTTCTACAGAACCTGGTTCTCTTTATTATCCTCTTGAAGAGGGAAAAACATACTATGCTATTAACTATAATACTACCACAATTAGATTAGCTACTACATATGCAAATGCTTTGGGAGGCCTTTATATAGATATCAATACAACTGGTTTATTTGGAAGTAGCGTATTCTTCTATGCTATCACTCCTACAGCTGGTACGTACTTCTCTACAAATAGCGGGGATTTTTTCTTTAATTCAGCTGATGCAGGTAAAAGCATGACATTAACATATACTTATACTCAATTTACAGCATAATATGAGTATACCATCATCTGATAGAATTGAATATCCTGCAAGTACCTTGGGAATTGAATCCCAGCCTCAAGGTATACTTGCTAAGGGTACTCTATGGACTTTACAATTAGGGTATAGTAGATTATTTTTAAAAGAGTACGGTGGTTCTCGTCATGAGTTAGATGCTTTAATTGTAAAAAGTTACGTACTTACTGCTGCTTTAAATTTGGATCTATCTATAGATTCAAATAGGCTTTGGGTATGGATAGTAGATCTCCAAGATAATTTGTCCTTATATGAATTTGAGCCCTATACAGCTTCCATACCAGTACTTACATATTCTAAATTAAATATCACTACTGATATAAATTCTATTAGTGTTTTTATAAGTAATTTGTCACCAGTAAGAATAGCTGCTCTATATAATACAAATGAATTTAAATTAATTGGGTACGAGAATATAAGATTATCAGATCCTCCAGTATTAGGTGACCTAAATTGGGGGGGTTCTCGATTAAATCAATTTGATATCTATTCTTATAGTGACAGGACTGCTCTTGAGATAACTTATTTAGATGTAGCATCACCACCAAATGTTTATATTGAGAGTTATACTCTTGCTACCCCCATAAATCTTAATGTATCTCAAGTAGGAGATACAAATGAGATATCTTTAAGTTGGAATGCTGTTGTAGACGCTGATAGCTATATTATCGATAGGGATACTAATCCAACATTCCCATTACCTGTATCAATATCTACCCCTCTTATAGCTATCTCTGATTTTGTTCTTGCTACCGGGACATATTATTATAGAGTGAGATCGGTAAATAGCTCTTTGTTACTTTTGTCTCCTTGGTCAGGAAATGAACAGATAACACTTTCTATCTTGGTAGGATTTTATGGTGCACCTCTATCTGCTTTTACAGGTAATATTATATCTTTTACTGATATAAGTATACCTACCGGGACAATTACCTCCTGGGACTGGGATTTTGGGGATGGATCCCTTCATTCTACAGCTCAAAATCCCACACATATCTATCTCACTCCAGGGACGTATACAGTTACTTTAATTGCCCATAGTATGACTGAATACGACACACTAATAAAACCTGATTACATAACTATATCTGCATCTGTACTCGCAGACTTTTATGGTATACCTACATCAGTTGCCGGGGGTGTCCCGGTACAATTTACGGACACATCCTTTGGTACTCCTACAACTTGGGATTGGAATTTTGGGGATGCCACTCCTCATTCTTTTATAGAAAATCCCGCTCATAGCTATACAAATGCGGGTATATATACTGTCTCTTTAACTGTATCAGATGGCTATTCCACATCAACTGAAACAAAACCCGACTATATCACCGTAGCACCCCCACTAATAGCTGATTTTATTAGTTCCTCATCATCAGGGCCTGCTAACTTATTAGTGCAATTTACAGATCAATCATTAGGTCACCCTATATCATGGAATTGGAACTTTGGTGATGGCTCTTCTCATTCTACAGATCAAAATCCCATTCATGTGTATACTCAAGCTGGAGTACATACAGTTATATTAATTGTTAATGATGGGACTAATGAAGCTACTGTCGCCCACGATATATCAGTTGATATGGTAGCAGATTTTTCATCTAATACCCAGGTAGGCCCAGCAGATTTAACAGTGCATTTTACAGATCAGTCATTAGGTGAGCCTACTTTCTGGGATTGGGATTTTGGGGATGGTTCCCTTCATTCTACTCTACAGAATCCAGTGCATATATATACAGATGCAAATAATTACACAGTAACTTTAATAGCCTATAATAGTGAAGCAAGTGATACTGAGACAAAAACTAATTATATAACGGTATTTTCTACTGCGGATTTCTTTGCAGAACCAAGGACGGGATATTCAACTTTATCAGCTCAATTTATTGACCTATCAAAAGGTAATATCTCATCCTGGTATTGGGATTTTGGAGATTCTCATTTTTCAACAGAACAAAATCCTATACATTTTTATAGCTCACCTGGAGAGTATACTGTTACTTTAGTTGCCAGTAGCTCTTTCAATAGTGATTCAGAAACAAAAGTCCACTATATTATTGTTTCTGGGATAGCTACACCTGATATTGCCCCGGAACCTGATATATTAATGTATTTAAGTGATAAAGTAAATGCTTCTCGTAATAATGTCGGGATTAAGATTAAATATAAAATATAATGGATCATTCTTATACTATAAATTTCGTATTAAGAGGCATTTTATGTTAAAACAAAAATCAGAAAAAATATCAGCAGAATCTATTCCTATATTATCAAACGATGCTATTCGTATTAATGCAGGTTCTTTCGTCATAGATAATGCCTGGATCAATTTTTCCGGAACTATTTTTAAAATCAGAGATTATATCACAAGTGTCATAGTCGGAAATAGAACAAGATTTTTTAAAGACAGAAATTATGCAGTATATCTCCTTATTTGTTTAGATCCAAATAATGGGGTAACAGTACTTGAGGGTACTCATGTTCTTTTTACTACTCTATCTGCAGTACCACCCCCGGATACTTTTACTGCGTTACCTCTTATAGGATTGATTCTTGTTCAAGATGGTACATTAGATATCATCTACGGGCATAAACCAGTAAAGAACGAGAATATTATTTTCTTTTCAGGTACAGGTAATATTGCAGATAAAAATCTTAAGGGAATTGTAGGAGAAGATAGTACCATATCCGGAGAAACTGGGATGATAGGGATAACAGGGTTAAGGGGATTCAAAGGATATACAGGTTATGTGGGAGGAACAGGTAGCTCAGGGCCTTTAGTTAATGCAAAATTAGGGGATAAGGGACTTAAAGGCATGACAGGTATAAACTGGGATATTTACATCCCCTTTGATGTACTGGTGTAGATAATAATAATCACTTAATAACTTATACTTAACATGACCTTTTTATCTAAGAATCAAAAAGATTTTTCTGCGTCCCTTAAAGATACCCGAGAACATGGTGAAAACATTGTTTTTATAAAGGGTGGTTCTGTAATTGTTGACAATAAGTGGATAGTAATTAGTAGCTTTAGAGTAGATGTAGCACAGCTTGTTCTTCAATATGTTCTGGGGACATCAAGAAGAATATTTAATAACTATAATGATATCCTCTATGTACTCATAGTTCTTAATAAGACAAAACAGTTAGAAGTTTTACCCAGCATCACCTATAATAAAAAAAGTTTCGGGGATGTAAAAGTTTTTGATAACTTATCTGGAAAAGTGCCTCTGATATTGGTAAAACTGCAGCAGGATGGTAGTTCAAATCTTAAAGCATTTAAAGCCCTCACTAAAAATGATATCGAAGTTTATAATGGTTATGGTAACTATACTCCTCAAGGTAATAAAGGCGAAGAAGGGTATAAGGGTATCACAGGGATGATAGGTGAAACTGGTAGTATCGGGATCACGGGTATTCAAGGTGTCACGGGCAAGGTAGGCTATACAGGCTTAGAATCTTTTAGTGTACAAGGAGTTACAGGTATGCGGGGAGCTGAAGCAGACCCAATACCAGCATTTTTATTGGATAGAGGTTTTTAAAGAATGACATCTCTTGAAACTGTATATAAACCTTCTGCTCAAAGGTTCAAATCTGGTATAGAATATCAGAAGGATTTATTGAATCTTACCCGATCTATTCAACAAAGAATGTTGAATAATTTGCCTAGTAATTATCCAAAAAATCAGAATACAAATCTCGGAGAATTTTTTAGATCGGTTGCTAAGGAATTTGCTCGATTACAAATGTCTAATTCAGATGTTAATGAAGACAAATTTCATAGTGAAACTAAAGCGGAGTATCTTTTTCAGATTTTAGGTGATTCTCTATTTCTTGGTAATAGGGCTATAAATGAAAATCTTGATGATATCTCTTATAGAAATTTTTTGATAAAAATAAGAAATGCTTTTTTTAAAGGTAGTCGTAAAGATAATATAGAATCATCGGTTTCAGACATCTTAGGATTACCGGTTATTTTAAGAGAAGTATACCTCAATCTTCGACAGGAAGGTTCTGCATATACTCTTAAAGATACCCATAAAATGTTCTTTGATATTCTTATGGATGAAGCAGAATCTTCAAATACCGTTGGAGTCATGCTTGAGGATATAAAATTTTTTATTGATCTGATAAAGCCTGCTCATGTCATCTATGATACTCGATTGATTTGGACAGATGAATTCGCTAATAGAACTGGCAAATGTAAGCCATCATATATAACTCAAAATATGGAATATGAAGTATATGGAACATCCCTTATTTATCGGATCACATATCTCGGAAAAAAAATATATAAATATGCTCAGGATGACCCAGAAGAGACATGGGTTTCAGGGATTATTTCAGCAATCGATCTTGAAGCGGGGATATTCTATCTTACTGATGGCACTATCCTTGTGTACAATTCTTCTACTCTCTTATATATTCGGGATGAGGATGGCGATAAACCTGTTTCCCCAGAAATTTTCGCAATAGGGGATGATATAAGATATTATGCTGTAAAAGATTCTTCAGTATCATCAGATATTATTGATTCTACTTGGGGATATTCAGGTTTTATAGCGGATATCTTTCTCGATGAAGAAATTATTGTATTAACTGATGGTAGTCTTATAGTTTACAATGATAATACCCTTGCATATACTCGAGACTATACTGGCGAATATAGGGTAGAGATAGAGGATTTAATAATAGGGAATGAATTAGCTTTTAAAGCAGAAAAGTATACTAAAAGTTTTCAATTCTATGTGATTCCTAAAGAAGTAACTCAGAATTATTTTAAGCAATTTGATTCGAATATTATAGCTAAGCCATCTTTTCAGGAATATGTAAAAAAAGAAAAAGCTATCCCTGATGGTTACACTGAGGGGTATAATATTATTATAGAAAATGGGATAGCAGTAGTAAAGAATATAACCTCAAAATTCTATAAAAAAGAAAATTCTAAAAATTATAAAAATGTTAATATTCATAAATACAGCCTCTCTATTAATGGGACTTTTACGGAGCAGTTTCAGATAAATGATCCAGAAAGATCTCTGACTGTTAATGAAGCAACTCAAGTTTTTATTAATGAATTTGGATATACAGGTATACAAGTTCCTGGAGCAGACTATAGTATAGCAATAAACAGGACAGGAGAACTTGTAGAAGATTCTATAGAATCGATCGTACAAGCTATAGATACACAAACAGAGTTATGTGATCAAAGAGCTAATTGCGTTTTAACTAATTATTATGAGGATTCCAGAAAATATTATACATGGCCTGATGTTCAGCTAACTTCAGGTTTCTTTAATATAACCCATGAGTTCGAGGTTATAGATCCTCCAGAAGGAACTTTTGATGTAGGGGGATGGTATTATTTATCCTCAGACCCAAATACCTTTACTATGCCCTTATTGCCTATGCTTGGTAGTAGCGGTAGTCCGGCAGTAATTTCCGATATCGTGATATATTTAAATGGTAGGATAATACATAATGCAGTAACATTTCTTGATCCGTGGGAAGGTATTGTAGGATTAAATTTTATACCGCCATTTGATAGTCATCTAAGGATAGATTACTATTTTGCAAAGAGATATCCAGAACAAGTTTATTATCTCAGGCAGATAAAGAATGAAATTCCAAATCCTACACCGGGTAATCTTCCAGGTATCTTTACAGTTATAGGAACAAGTTCTGTTGTCCCAAGACTATCATGGCCTTTTGATGTGTCAAATAATACTTTGTATGGTGATGATCTTGATTATCAAATGGATAAATTTCCAATACTTAATCAGCGTGGGGAACTTGCTATTGCAGATGAGATAGATGTACAAGTAGGTAGTATAATCTCTTCTGGTACACTAAATGTAATCAATATTGATACGAATCTTAATAAGTCTACTCTTAAAAGTATTGATTCTGATTGGGTGAGTGTCGGGGATGGTGATACAATTGTAATTACCATCCCTAATTATCTGGATAATACCCAAATTTATTATATAGAGTCAGTAGATCTTGCCCAGGATACTTGTGTAGTTCCTAACAGACTTCCAATTCTTAATGCTGAATATCCTTATGTAGTAATAAGATTTATGGATCAACCAGGCGGTGTGACGGATACTCGACCATTATTAGGGCATATCCGGATTAATTTCCTTTTACCGGTTAATAGCTATATAAAGTTTAATTACCATTATACAGCTCAAAAAAGAAATTACCTTATGGTACCTGATGCCCCTATAATAGATGATAACTCTTTATATGGGTCAAGTTCATATACTCCCGATACGGTATACAATTCTTCAAATAGATATTCTCTACTTGTTGATCAGAACCCTAACGCTGCGGATCAGCCTTACTGGGATTTTGAGGAGCTACTTAAGATAGGATATCGATATAGAGCTTTTAGTCTTTCTAATTCTTCGGTACTTAATTCAGAGAGAATGTTACTTAATGATTACCAAAAGGGAAAAGGAAAAGCATCTTTTAATCAGGGACCCAGTAATTTAAATAGATATGGATTGATATACAGTCCTGAATATCTATATGATAAAGATAAAAATGTTGTGCTTAATGATAAATATCTGAATAAAAATCTTCCAGCAATAACTACCTTAAGTCCTGGTACACCTATCTTCCCTAAGACTTATACGGATGATGGGCACCATAAGACGTTTCTACTTCCAAATGAGATAGATACCTATGATCCTGATTTTGATGGGGGTATGGATCTTAAAGCTTCATTTTCAATTATCGAACCCGATAATTCTGGTATAATTGATTATAATAGTATTTGTGAATTCACTACTAAAAAAAAGATAAATTTATATTCGGATCTCAAAATAGTAGAACAAAATAATGGGGGATATGATGCCCCTCTTGCTACAATTGATGATACAGGTACTTCCATACCTTTCAAATTTACATATATCGATCAGTACTATCCCGATCGTGAAATGCGTACAACAGATTATCTTGACTTTATCAATCAAGTCCCTTCAGAAATACGGTATGGGGATATATTTGTTATTAACGGGTCTGATATAGTTAAAAGTAAAACTGTGAATTTCAGATCTTTGAATATCGGTGATTTAATTACTATTAAAGATGTTCCTTTCAGAGAGTGGGTAGGTCCTACAACGACAGGTAATTGGCAGATTGTATATAAGGATCTTGATAGTACTCTTATTGAAATTATTGACTTTCAGACAGGTAGGTTTAGTAGGCCATATAAGGGTATATCAGGTGAGTATAAATATATTCTTACACGTAGTAAAACTTATGCTGTTGATGTAGGTCTTGCTGGAGGATATGGTGAAACAGGGTGTCTCTATGGTAATATACATCGTCAATTATTTATAAATAATGCATTAGGATTTAATTATGGATTGACTGGAGCACAAGTTTCGATATACCCTTATGGATATAGCAGGGATTTTATTGATCCAGATCCTGATCCATATCCAAGAAATCCTGACAATCCATGGATTGGTCATCCAGCAGTTTCTTATTATGATATAGAACCGTCTGTTATAGATGGTAAGACCTATATTACTAATAGAACAAAAGGTGTGACAGGTATCGTCAAGACATCTTATATCATAGATGCTGAAGGACGATCTGCTGGGTATACAGGTGCAGTAGGAATAACCGGTCCTGTAGGGGCTCTTAATCTTGGTATAACCGGTCCTGTAGAATATGCTAATCCAAGGACTCTTGATGGTTATGATGTATATACAATTCCTTCAGGTGATACGGGCATTTATATATCTTATAGTGAGGCAGAATACCGTGTACAGTGGAGAAATTTTGACCAGGATATGATCATAGTTAATTTGACAGCTTCTGGTTTAATTCAAGAAGACCCAATTAATATGATGGATGATATAGGGGATAATATTCTTATACCTTTTTGGGATGTGAATGCTGCGGTTATTCGGGAGTTACGTTTTTCAGGTACTATAGTAACTTCTACAGAGACTATATTGGCTAGTGATCTTGCTACCTCATATTCTGGGGGACTCATTCTTCTTACAGCTGATCAATTAGATGACATACGAAGATTATCCAACCCGGTATTGGAACGCCCACAGTACCATTTGAATGATACTAACTATAAGATTAATACGCTATTAATACGGGAATTAATGCATGATGAATTATCCCGTGTGACGGAAATTCAGCAACTTATACCGATAGTATAAAAACTATTAATAATAATCTCTTGATACGAATTACCATCTATAAGGTTTATAGATAAAATATTAGAAGGATTTTTTATGAGCTTCTTTAAGGAAAAGACAAAACGGATGTTAAATATGTTTAGGATTTCCCCTGTTCTAAGGGAAAAAGAAGTAATACACGGATTAAAGGGTGAGCTGATATTAAAAGCCTATGATATGGCTCAAGATGGTAAATTGGTATATGACTATCACCATTCTAATATCATAGTGAATACAGCTTCTATTCTTATAGCTCGTCTTCTTAAAAACAGCTCAGAGCCTAACAATGGTATTTCATACCTGGCAGTAGGTAGTGGAAGTGGTGAATGGGATTTATTTGATCCACCAGCACCTACAACATCAAAAACATATTTGGAAAATGAATTTTATCGAAAAGCTATAGATATGTCCACGTTTGTTCACCCGGAAACTGGTGAACCCACTAATGCATATACTAACATCGTAGACTATGCTGTTACTTTTGGTGAAGGTGAGGCTGTTGGTCCTATCGTTGAAATGGGGCTTTTTGGTGGGGATGCTACTGCGGAGATTCAATCCGGGACTATGGTTAATTGGAGAACTTTTCCAGTTATTAATAAGACATCTACAATGAGTGTTACTGTTATTTTTAGGATAACTTCATAATATGAAGCATTTGTTAAGAAACATTAAAGTTGCCAATTGTAAGGTTCTTGCTCAATTTAAAGTGGGGGATTTATCTTACACTTTAAATTCTATAGGAAAAACATCAAATATTTCTATAAATGGTCATGATATAATTGATTGTAGTGACGTGGATACTGAATATGATAAGATAGCACATTTATTGAAGGATCTTATTGTTAAAGGATCTACTATATCAAATCCAACAACTATACAAGCATACATGAGAAAAGATATTAAATTTTCTGATACCATACTTTCAACTTTAAAGAAGGACTTAGATTCTTCAATAAGGATAATAAATCAATCTAAGGAAATTCCTGATAGTACCCCAGTAAAGCTTGATCTTGAAAAAGCATTTGCTCCGGATAATTTTATCAAAAAAATAAAAGAATTTGCTCAGGCACTTCATGATATAAATGAAACTTTGAAAGTCTGCCGGGAGGATATAATGATGATATCTTGTGGTAGATTGGTCAATACTATGTGGGGAGCTAAACCTACTCAGCGGATACTTGAAAGTATGAAAAATACTGTAGCAGAAGATGAAAATTGGGAAAGAGTAGAATTCTATGTAAATATGATTCTAAGATCTATAGATCGATTATCTCATAAGCTCAATTCTTCATTATTTGATGTTTGTGATGAAGAAAAGAAAGTAGTAAGTACTGTGCTGATTCCAAACATTCTACAAAGTTTTGATAAAATAAAAGTAATAATATCAAATGTACTAAAGATGTTGTCAAATTTTGTCAACATTGATGAGATATTTAAAAAGAATACATCGTATCCTGCTAACTGGTTTATAAATGCAGATATGTTCGAAGATATTAAATTGGACTATAAAAATCTTGTTCTATTTGCTCTTAAGATGCCTCGTTTTGAACAAGAACTTTTATATCCTCTTGATATGATGAGACACAGCTTTATAACTAAAAATAAAGAACGGCAATAACAATGTCAGATTTTTTTGGTAATGAACAGAACCGTGTTTTAGATGTCAAAGATAGAAACTTGGACAATGTTGTTTTCCAATATAAGCATCCTCCATTGACATCTGAATGGAATTTAATAAATCAAATAGGTAATGAAAAAATTCAGAATCTATCCAAGATGTCATTACCATCTGGATGGATACACATAGATGATATTCTGCAAGATATACCGGAATCTAATGCCCGTACTGGGTCTATTGCTTGCTCATCAAATTATCCTTCCACATCCTTCAAATTATTTTCATTAAATAATAACTATGCTATTGTAAATGGGTGGCCTTTACTCATACAAGGATTCGGTCCAGGTAGTACTCTTGATAATAACGTAATACTATTGGATGAGACTGCTAATCAAAATAATAATTTTGTATTTCTTGAAGTTTGGCGTAAATTAGTTGGTACTAATGATCCTATCTATAAATACGGTAATGTTAATCTCCCATATTCTGATAATGAGATTGAGTGGGATGCTATAGGTGCTGAGACAACTAAACGTGTTCAAATTCAATATCGGATAAGATCTGTAAAAGTGTCAGGTTTATCTGATTGTACTAAAGAAATCTTGGATAATCCTGGTATCATCCCTATCGGAGGAAGAACTAATCTTGCTCTTCTTAGTAGCTTTCATAAATTTGGTCCATCAGATCCAGGTTTATATGTGGCTGGAGATGGCTCAGATGAGAGTATAAATTATTTGGATACTGTCGATGGATATGTATATGCTATCCCTATGTTTATAGTATATAGAAGAACTCTTTCAGATAGTAGATTTATTGCTACTACCATCAATAATACGATGGTTACAAAAGAAATGAATCTTGAAGGGTATCGATCTGATCGTCCTGATAATAAAATAGCAGATATCATCTATAAAGATGATATAGTAGATGTCCGGCATCGTATTATGGTTTCTGATGATATTAAAAACGTGGTAGATTCTACTATTAGTAAATTATTGGCAGGAGAGCTTACTACTGCATACAAAAAGTATACTGGGGATTATGTGAAAGCATATTCCGGTGGAAATACTTTAATGAAGGTGGAGCGACTTAACAGTATTAGTGGGGATAATATCCCAAATGTTGGTGTAGGGTCTAATACCCAAAATAACATTTTTAAACGTCGAGCTTTTTGCAACTCAGAAATTATTCATAATAATAATGTTGTTCAGATATCTAATATAGGGACTTGGGTAGCAGGGACTTTTACTATAGCATCAAGAGTGATATTTCCTGCTGGAGAAATAGTCTCTGTTGAGGGTTTTTATTCACATACATACGGCACTGTTACTGGGGTTACTACTGATGGCATTAATATCACTATAGCAGGAGATAGCTCTATAGTGGGTACTAATTATGATCTGTATATGGGATTTACTTTTAAGTATCATTCTTCATCAAGTGGCTTCGGTGATATCCCCAAAGAATTTATCGAGATAAATAAAAATGACTCTTTAGCAATAGCTACAAGAGATAATGATGTCTATTTGAAGTTTAATAACGCAGGAGAGCTTCTTAATTTTGGGGCGAGTTCTGGTGAGATAGGGTACCCAGGTGATATTAATATGTCAGATAGGGTGCATTTTTGTGGCGGAAATTATACAGAAAACTCAGATATAGGTCATGAACTTGTTTTGACTCGAACAGCTATAAGTGGGATTGTGAATCTCCCCTTAACAAATTATAAGTATAATCAATATTATATTCTCGGAGTAAAATCTGTAGATATTTCTCCAGCTTTATCAGACTTGACGTCATTTAATGTTAACTTAACCAGTAGCTCATGCATTATTACTATAAATTCATTGCTATCTCAACCTCAACATCCAGTAATAATAAGACTTTATACAGGTAGCACTGTTGGGACTTATTCGGTATCGGAATCCCTTAAGATGTTTGATATGTCAAAACAGGGCAGAGGAATTATTGATACATATGAGATGATAATGGTAGATGCAACACTAATATCTGGTAAGTATACAATTGATACTGGTAATAAACCTATTATAAAAATAGCTACAGTATCATCTGTCGTAGGTGCTTCCCCCATCGACTATATATTAGGATTACCCTTTGTATTTAATAGCTCGGGGGATATGCTAACTATCGATCCTGGTATAAATGATATGCTACCAGTCTTAGAAGGTTCTGATTATACCAATGATTGGCTCCCTACAAAAATAAAAATAGAAATAGCAAGTTATACTGGACCTATTAAAGTACCAGTACTTGTTCAAAGTTATGTAGCCTCTACTGAAATGCCTTACAATTTTTATTATAAGACTGTTCCATACCAAGGAATTCTTAATACAATAGATTACACTCCTTCGGGGTATAATGTTTATGGTAAGATTATTGGAGAAGGTTCAGCTATAGTATCTTCTTCTGGGTCGGGGGCAATAACCAATTATGCCTATAATGGTGGTCTCGCTATTTTCGTGCAAAATGCTCGAACAATATCCGGAGTAAATACCCTATGGAGTTCTTATGTGCAGGTCGGGGATTATATTCGAAAAGATGATACCTCCTCTTATTATAGAATTATATATGTAGAAGATGAACTATTACAAATTTCAGAGCTATATAAAGGTGTAGTTGAGATAGGGGAAGAAAGTGGTACTGCGTATGAGATAACTCGATATGATATCCCTAATTCTATAATATCAAATATAGTAGACCGTCTCCCTGCATTCAGTCCAAGTTTGGCGGGGGATATCCTGGATTATACCTGTTATTCTGATGCTCTGGAGTATTCCGGGGGCCCAAGTGATATAGTAATGGTCTCAGTTAGAAATAAACTTCAAGATCCTTTGAATGCTTTCACAAATGATTATATCTTGGGGCAGGGTACGGATGCAAAGCGCGGTAGAAATGACTTTAAGATGTCTACGGGTGGAAATCCAGCATTTAAGGTAGGTGAAGGAAGACCTTATTTGACTTACCCTGAAACATATACTGTGCCTACTGGGCATAATAAAAAAGTATATCAATTTTATATATTTATGAGATCAGGTATGGGGTATCATAATAACCCTGATCTTTTGGGTAAGATATATCTTATGGTTATAGCTGGTGAAACAATAGATAGTAATCGGAATTATTTGAACCCATTTTCGGATAAAGATGTCGTTGATATTTTTGAGCTGATTGGTAGACCAATCATTAGAGGATAGCATGCTGAATAGAAAAATTTTAAATAACGTTTTAAGAAATGTAGTAGCGGGAAAAGAAGTGTCTCCTCAAAGTGCTCCGGTTCCTGCATCAGGAATTTCTCCTCAATCCCCTGGGACTCCTGCACAGGATTCACTTTCCCCGGCTCCAGATATGAATGTAGATAAACCGGTCACAAGAAAAAGATATTATTACTACAATGCTCTTCCTTCAAATAGCATAAATTTTAAGGGTATCACAAGCATATTAGAAGATAATAGCAATAATGATAAAAGAATCAGTCTTGTTAATAGTCTTAAGGGTGGTAATCACGGTAAATATTTTGCGGATTATTTTATTTGGCTTAAAGTAGTCATATCTACAACACAGTATTCTCAGGATGGAAAATCCTTAGTGGTATACGAAGTAATGCTAAATCCGGATGGGACAAAAAGTGAAGGTACTGCTAATATATATCCTAAGAGTTCCAATGTTACACCAGAAGTATTTGAGAAGGATATTGATCTTTTTCCTGGCAGCAATTCTAATGTTATTTCTATAGATAATTCAGGTGAATCAGTATATTGTAATGTGAAGGAACCCCCTAGTAATACCGTTAATATCCTTTTGAATGGCGGGGTGCCATCAAGAGGGCAATTCCCCCCTTTGAATTATCAAAGTTTCTTTGGGATATTTGATGAATTTAGAATTTGGTCTTTAAGTTTAAATCAATTAGTTTATCCTGATCATAGTATCCCAAAAACAGATGGTGTGCCTGGGGGCCATTATATGGGGGGTCCTGAGTATTTTAATAAGATAGTTGGACCATATCTTCAAGATATTCAACAAAAGGCACAACCACAAGAACCTTCTTTAAAAGATAAAGCAGATCAACAACCTCCTACTGAAAAATCTCCTTTTGAACCTGTAGATGAACAGAGTAAAGACAGAGTACGTGGGGATGAGTTAGATAAACCAACGGGGAGTCCTATGACAAATAATGAAAGATTTTCCTCAAATAAGTATAAGATTAAACGTATGGCTCGAAAAGTTCTTGCAGGATACATCGAAGAGGAAGCCTCTATGGAAGAGGATGCAGCGATGAGCATGTCCCAGGGAGGAATTGGCGGGTCTACGGGAGGATATAGTGGGGGGTCTAGTGGAGTTGCAAAGGACTTATATGAAGAATCAGAGCAGCACACAAAAGCTGGTAAAAAATTAAAAAGTGTCGCTGATGAGCTGGCACGAATGAATCGATAATTTACTTCTAAAGTAGTATTGACAAAACTTTTTTCTATATATAGATTTAACTAAGAATGTTTTTGAATTGATTTTAAAAGTATAGTAATTATTTATTACGTACTTTAAAATCCAGTAATGAATTTAAAGTATAAGCTATAGAGTCTTATACTTTAAATTCATTACTATAGACTTATCAATTTTTGGAAATTTATTAGCTGTCTATCAAATCTTATAGATTAGATGGATTTGTTTTTGGAAACATGGTCAGGGAGGCTGTTAAATGCTAATGATAGCCTATTATAATACATGATAATAAATAGATCATATAAAACTGAGATAAAACCAAATAACAAACAACGTACTCTTTTCGAGAAGAGTGCCGGTGTAGCTCGTTTTGCTTATAATTTAGGTCTTTCGGAGCGTATATCTCTATACGAGAGTGAAAAGAGATCTTTATCAGCTATAGACCAACATAAATCATTATGTGCTCGCAAAAAAAAAGAATTTCCTTGGATGTACGAAGTTTCTAAGTGTGCTCCTCAATTAGCTTTGATAGATTTAGATAAAGCTTTTAAAAACTTTTTTCGAGGACTTAAAAAAGGAAAAAAGATTGGCTTTCCCAAATTTAAATCTAAGCATAAAAGTATACCTACCTACCACTTAGACAGTAGTAATTTGCATGTTACTATCGATAAAATTAAATTAGCTAAAATTGGTATAGTTAAGTTAAAGGAAAAAGGGTATATACCTACTGAAAATGTTAAGTATAACTCTTTGACTATTTCTAAAATAACAGGCAAGTGGTTCGTTTCTGTTAATTGTGAGGTAGAGATACCTGAAATAACAAATCAATTAGAAACTGTCTTGGGCATTGATGTCGGTATAAAAAATTTAGCTACATGTTCTAATGGTCAAGTTTTTAAAAATAACAAGTATTTAAGAAAATCAAAAAAAAGATTAGCTCATGCACAAAAGAATTTAGCAAGAAAGAAATTTGATAAAAAAACTAAAAGGTCCTCAAATAATAGATATAAGATTAAGTTAAAAATACAGAAAATTTATAGTAGAATAAGTAATCAACGAAAAGATGCAATCCATAAGATGACAAGTATCTTGACGAAAACCAAGCCGAGATACATTGCATTAGAGGATTTAAATGTCTTAGGTATGGTGAAAAACCATAAACTTGCAGGTGCTTTAGCTGATGCTTCATTCAATGAGATAAAGCGTCAATCATTGTATAAGACTGCATGGTATGGTGGTGAAATCATAGACGTAGATAGATTTTATCCAAGTTCTAAACTTTGTAGGGTATGTGGAAATATAAAGGAGGATTTAAAATTAGAGGATAGAATTTATATTTGTGAATGTGGTCATATTGAAGACAGAGATTTAAATGCATCAATAAATATAGAAGATTTCGGAATAGATACTCTCAGTTCGAGAGGAATTCAAGCCTGTGGAGAAAGTGTAAGACTTTTGGAGACATCAGATCTAAGAGCAGTTTCATAGAAGCAGGAAATAAATATAAAATTTACTCGTATGGTAAATTTTTATAAATTTTATAGAACGGATACCTGATATGGCTGGTTTTTCTAGCAGACCTTCTAATTACCCATTCCTACAAAAACTTCGCCAGGCAAAAAAAGCCACACTGAAACCCTGTTCATATTTGAAACCCACTACTCAATTGCGCGATTATCAAGTTATAGGTGTCCTTCATTTTCTGTCCCTTTCTCGAATGATTCTTGGAGATGGCGTCGGACTGGGCAAAACTTTACAAATGATAACTGCATATGTCTATCGACTCATGTCCGAACCAAATCTTAAACTTATAGTAGTTACGCCAAAATCAGCTATGGCACAGTGGGCTGAGGAATTTGAAAAGTTCTGCAATGGTATTACTACTCATGTACTGACTAATGATTATGGGCAGGTTAGGTATAAAGATGAATTTGGAAAAATGCAGAGTAAACAAGAATATGGTAAAATTGAAGATCTAAAAGCTGCAGGTAAAAAGTGCCGTATTATTAGTGGTTTTGAGGCGAGGAAAGCGCAATATACAACCGTAGATGCTCACGTATTAATAGTTAATTACCATGCAGTTCAAGAAGATTATACGTTTCTTTCAGAAAATCGTGGACCAGTGTTTCAGATTGCTCTTGATGAGTGCCAAGAGTTCAAGAACATGAAAACCAAAACTTGGTTTGGTGCCAGTGAATTATCAAGTAAGGCTAAATATTGTTATGGGATGTCTGCCACGATCATAAAAAACAGATTAGAAGAAGCTTACTATATATACCGTGTGATTGTGCCGGGTTTGTTCCCCGGTAAAATAAAGTTTTTTTCCGAGTATACTGTTCGTAAAAAGATGACAAGATGGGAAAAAGGTAGAAAGCGTTATTTCAATAAAGTAACAGGATATAAGAATCTTGTTCAATTTAAAGATACTATTGATCCCTTTTTCTTAATTCGTAGGACTCGAGATGTGGCTAGTGAACTTCCCCAGCTTATATCTCGAAAACTTATACTTGAAATGTCAGAAGCTCAGAAGCAGCTTTATCGTAAGGCTCTAAGCGGAGAGCTATATCAGAAATTAATAAAAGAGAGATATTTTAAGTTTGAAGAGTATGCTAATAGTAAAGTAGAGGATCTTACTGACAAAGAGAGTATGATGTATGATTTACTTAAAATTAAATATGAAGAGTCATTAACAAAAGAGGGAATGGCTAAAAATAAAATAGCTTCATTATCCTATTGCCAGCTTGTGTCAAATGGTCCAGGATGGCTTAATGAGGATGGGGAAAGTTCAAAAGAAACTGAATTTAGAAGACTCTTTGATCAGGAACTTTCAGATGAAAAAGTTATTGTATTTACGCGTTTTAAATCGGGTATTAAGAGATTATCAGCTATCCTCAATGATCTTGAATTGAAGCATGTTAAGATTACTGGTGATGAGGATATTAATGCAAGAACTAATGCTCGTAAACTCTTTCAGGATATGAGCCAGGATTGTAATATTATCTTCATCACTCAAGCAGGATCTGCAGCTATTAACTTGCAAGCTGCGGGGGTAATATTATATTATGATACGCCCTGGTCTTATGGGGATCTTTACCAATCAATAGGTAGAGCCCAACGTATTGGTAGCATTCAGGAGCACATTTTATTGCTCCATATGATCAATAGAGATACTATTGATGAACATGTTTTAGGTATCCTTGAAGGTAAGAAAAATCTTATAAACCAAATTGTTGGTGATATTGCTCAAGGAGCCATCGATTTTAAAAATGATGATGTATTGTTTCAGGAAGATGAGAGTTCCGTTAACGCTCTATATAATTCTGTTTTTAGCAAAGTGGTATAGTTTATGGGAAAATGCCCGTATTGTGGTGACACCGGTTTTATAGGAACTGGTTTTACTGAAAAGAATGAATCTGGTCATAGAGTGATCTATCCTCATACAGAGCCATGTTATTGCCGAATAAATGCTAGTATCAGTAAGAAGTTTGGTATCTTGTCTCCTGTAAGTCCTGCTAATCCGACAGACTCTGCTACTGTTCATAAACTGTTCGGGAATAAGGATATTATCTTTCATGGATTAGAAGATTTATACTTGTATATTGTAAAGTGCTATTTTTTAACAGGCTTTATGTATAAGAATTATATAATTCTTGAAGGAGGTACTATTGTTGAGCAGTATAATGTACCTAAGGATTCGAGTGGAGATTGGTTGACTACATCACATCTTAATCAATATGATATGTTGGCATTAATGTTCACCACAAGTGCCAGGTATGCTAGTCTCAAGGATTGTGTATTAGAAGTAATAAAAAATAGGGGTCGTCTTGCGAAACCTACTTGGATATTTGCTCATTCATCTGTTCACTTAAAAGATGCCAATGAATACAGTGATAACCTAAAAATTTATTTTGAAAATTATATGACCGTAAATTTAAGTACTATTAAAGATTTAAAAGGTTATGTACCTCGTAAATCTAACTTAATTAATTTGGAACAAAAAGCGAACGATAAACTCGCAAATATATAGGTAAAGTATGATAGAAATTGACGAGTTATTTAGATCAATTATATATATAAAAACTGCTGAGGGTATTGAGACAATATCTCAGAGAGACTGTGTAAAGAATTTTAGAGCTATGCAGGATATTATACCTAAATCTCCTGAAGAAAAAGCTTATAAAAATCTTTACTACTACATATTAGAATATATAAAAAGTTGTGATACTGCTGAGTTATCCGTACCTTCCTTTGAATTTATTAAAAATCATTTTCAGACTGTCGAAGGAAGTGAATCAACTCTTGTAATTCTGGATAAAATTAAAAGTCAACAGCCATATGTAGGGATGGATTACCGGACTATACTTAAACAGTACAATGAACAGCAGCAGATCTTAGAATTAGATAAGATTCTCAATAATGCACAGAAAATAGCTTCAACAGGTTTTGATATAGTAAAGGGAAAAGTTAAAACAAAATTAAAAGGGATCTCTGACTCTATTAGCTACATTGCACGAGAAACTCGGGCTTTTAGTCAGCAAAAAGCTGGTATAAAAACAGAGAGTCAGATCGTCAGTGAAGAAGATGCACGGGAAGTTAAAGAGCAGTACAACAAATCAGAAGCGAATCCTACTGATTCTATTGGGATACAGACTTGGTTACGAGAGATAGATGAATCTACAGGAGGTCTTAAGTCTGGTGAGCTAATGATTATTACGGCATTCACAGGTCATTGTAAAACAACTTTTGCACTTAATCAAGCTTACCGAGCACTTTATGGGGGATGGAATACTGCTTTTGTTACTTTGGAAATGAGCTTTCAAGAAATTAGAAATAAGATATATATCCTTCATAGTTGTAATCCAAAATTTAGAATAGAATGGCCTAAGTATGCTCATCTTGTTGGTAAGATTTCCTACAATGATGTTTTGTATGGTAGACTCAATAAAGAAGAGAAAGAATATTTTTTTAAAGTTTGTGATGACCTTGATAATACTTCGGAGAACTCACCTTACGGAAGATTCTTTGTATGGCAACCAGATAAAACAGTTACTACACTTTCTGAGATAGATCTTAAATTTCGGCAATATCAACAGGATTTGCAATTGACTGGGAGAAATCTGGATTTTGGTGTAATAGATTATATAAGTCTTATGGGTGCTGATGAAGGGGAACGCTCTCGTGATCATAACGAGACAACAAATAATATTGTAAAAAATTTAAAAAGATTTTGCCTTACGTTTAATAATGGTATGGGGATTAGGATGTTATCCCCCCATCAATGTAATCGTGATGGATATCGTGAAGCTAAGAAGAATGAAGGGCTATATGATTTAACAGCACTCAGTAATAACCATGAAGTTGAGCGAAGTGCTGATCTCGCTATATCCTCTTATAAATTTGATACTGATGGAAATAATAACAGATTAAAATACTGTTGTCTTAAGAATCGAAGAAATAGCTTTTTTAAGCCGTTTGATGCATGTATAGATTTTGAAACAGGTTTCATTTGGAATTACACCCATGCTATAGAGAACGCAGATAATATCACAGATGTTTCAGAAGTATTAAGATGAAAGATATTGAAAGTCTTAAAGAATTAATAAAACAACATGTTTCTTTAGGGGAACTCCTAAGAATAGATGGTCGTATTACTAATACTCTTGAGGAAGAACAATTCGGATGTAATTTCCATGGTATTGATAGAAAAAAGAGTGCCAGATATTATAGAGTAACAGATTCAGCATATTGCTGGGTTTGTAAAGAGAGATGGGATTCCATTTCTTATATATGTAAGAAGCAAGGCATCGGTTTTGGTGAAGCTATAAATCATATTGTTAAAGACTATAATATTGATGTATCTGTTTTACCAGAAGCTACAGAAGAGCATATTCGTAAGATTCAGCGTGTTACAGAATCTAAAGTAGATACTAAAAAGTTAGCTTTAGAAAAAATAAACCAGGCTATTATAGTTGTCAGGGGGGATGTTGATTTACCTACCTATGCTAAGATAGTATATGCGTATATGATTCTAAAGTATGCTGTACCAGAAGAGCAATTTCTGGAACAATGTGCGAAACTTAAGAGTGGGATGCTTCGAGTGTTTGAAAGGTTGAATAAAAAATAATATGAGTAAATCAGATAACATAGCGGTAGCTACGACATTATTAGACGATTTTACCAGTATAAAAGTAAAAGAACTTATTGAACTTCGTCCTTGGATGAAAACAAAACGTTTCATACTTCTTACAAAACAAACAGAAATTGAAGAATATATCGATAAGTGCGTTCAGAAGGGATTATGCGTATATGATCTTGAAACTAACAGTCTTAATACCCGTAAAGATGCAGATAATGGCTGTCATGCAAAGATAGTAGGGATATGTCTTTCACACGATCCCGATGAAGGTATCTATATCCCTGTAGCTCATGAACATGCTGATGAATTTAATGTATCATTAAATTTTATGATACGACAAACTAAAAAGCTTGCTGCTAATTGTGTACTTATTTTCCATAACTTTAAATATGATGGTCAAATATTATTAACCCATGGAGTGGAATTTACTAATGAAGATATGTATGAAGATACATATCTTATGGCAGCAATTGAGGATGCATCAAGAAAAACAAAAAATTTGAAATATCTTTCTGGGGCACTTCTTGATAGGCCTCAGCTTGAAATTGACGATCTTGGTATACAAGGTACAAAAAAAGGAGTAGTTGCATTTTATCTGGTCCCACCACAGAAAGCAGTTTATTATGGAGGTGGTGATGGAATGAATACTATGGCATTATATTTGTATCTTAAAGGTAAACTTAATGCCATAGATCCTACAGGAAAAGAAGGACCGTGGGCAATTTATAAGGTAGAAAAACGGTGTCTCTTTGTCACTATGGAAATGGAGCGCAACTTAGTAAAAATAGATAAGCAATATCTTATAAAGATTAATGCTGAAGTAGAAATTATGATGTCAAAGTTAATAAAAGAGATTTTCTCAATAGTCGGACATGAGTTTGATATTAATTCCACACAGCAGCTTGGCTCCATACTTTTTAATGAATTAAAATTACCTTATCCTCCTAAAGCAGAAAAAACAAAAACAGGGCATTACCAGACAAATAGTGAAATACTTGAGATGATTTCTACTAAAAATCCGATCATTAACTTAATCTTGACTTATCGTGGCTATGTTAAAATTCAAAGCACTTATCTTTATAATTGGCTGACTAATGCCGATGAAAATGATGAGGTTAAATTTCAGCTTAATCAGGTTCAGGCAGATACTGGTAGATTTAGTGGATCCGGGGGTCAGGGTTTAGAAATTGATGGGTATTGTGGAGTAAACTGTCAGAACATCCCCACTTATGATAAAAGTAACCCTTACGCTGTAAATTTACGAAGAGCTATGATTGCTCATTTTGGATTCAAGATGGTGTCCATTGACTATAGCGGAGAAGAGCTTAGAATAGCCACAAATTTTTCAAAGGAACCTAAATGGGTTCAAGAATTCTTACACGGCACAGGAGATCTCCATACTATTACCGGTAAGATTATAACGGGTAAAACAGAGATTACAAAGAAGGAACGCTCATTAGGAAAAACCGTAAATTTCTTGACAATGTATGGTGGTGGTGCAGGGGGCTTTGCTGCACAGGCAAAAATACCTTTTGAGACTGCCAAGAAAATGATTCTTAACTTTTTTAAAGAATACGTAGGTTTAAATAGCTGGATCAAAAGAGAATGGGCGGCATCCCGAAAAAGGGGATATAGTAAGACTGCTTTTGGAAGAAGAAGACCCCTGGAAGAATTTTATAATTCACCAGATAAAGGTATTCAGTCTAAGGGTGACAGATGCGCTATAAATTCAGCAATTCAAGGTTGTCTCGTAAAGGAAGAGAGAGTACTAACTAATAAAGGATATATACCTATAGGTGAACTTTATATTCTACCTATAGAGTTATTAAGAAAATTAAAGATTTGGACGGGTACTTCTTGGGAGACCTTTGATGTAATAAATAGAGGTAAAGCACAGCTTGCTCAATTAGAATTATCTAATGGTATGGTTTTAAATTGTGATACAAGACATGAAGTATTAGTCGTAGGTAAAGAGGGTTATGAGTTTAGACATTTTAGTGATCTTAATGAAGATACAGAGATATGTGTGTCTATACCTACCATAAAACAATTTGGTAAATATCCTGCAGATTATACCTATGAGTCTCAAGTACATAATGGAAAATCCTTTTGTATAAAAACTAAGGAACAATGGGATTTTATTGGCTATTTGATGGGTTATATTATAGGAGATGGAGGTATAAGAACTGATTCAAGACAGTCCTTAACTTTATGCCTGGGTGCAGAAAAAATTAAAAAGTATCTTCCTACCATTGAGGAATCTTTGAAAGATCTTGGCTTATGTCTTTCAAATATGAGGAAAACTAATTCGGCTAAAGGGGAGTCATATCAAGTACAGATAAACTCAAAAGGATTAGTAGATTTATTTATAAAATTGGGCTATATACCTGCTGATGCCCGAGGAAAGAGAATACCTGAAGTAATATATAAAGCACCTGTAGCTATGCGGAAAGCTTTCTTACAAGGATACTTTGATACAGATGGGTGTAAAAAAAGAAAGAATAGATATGGGTACCATACCCCTAATATAGCATTATTACGGGATGTTCAGCTTATAGGTTGGACATTAGGACTATCTTCAATTGTTAGATCTGTCACTAATGGAAATTTTAAATTGGAATGGCAAGATCTTAAAAAGGTAGAAGATTTATTAGATTTGCCTCCTACAATATGGAAACGGCGAAATACTATTAATAAAATGATTTTGCCTAACTTTTTAAGAGAAGCTATCCGATCAAATTTGCACTCTGTATATGATCGAAAAAATGCTAATGATTGTTCATATTTTTGTAAACTCAATACAGGTAAAGTTGTGACTTTACCAGGGATGATATCTTTGATGGAGAAATATACTTGTGAGCTCCCATCAGAGATTTACTACCATTATAAATTAAAACGAAAAACTGTAATAGATAAAATTGAAGATACCTATACTTTAGCGGTGCATTCTAATCTTCATAGATTTGACTCAGCAGGTATAATAAGTAAGAATACAGGTGCTGACGTAATAAAGATTGCTTTGTGGAGAGTATATAAGTGGATATATGATAATAATCTTCAGGATGATGTAAAAATTCTCCTTCCTGTACATGATGAAGTGCTTTATGAGGTACGGGAAGAGAAGATGGATATGATTGTTCCGGAATTATGCAGACTAATGAAGATTAGAGATATCACAGATAAATTGAAGTGGGTAGTCCCACTTGAAGTTGATGCTGAGTATGGGGATTCTTTCCACGTAGATCATGATTATTGGAAAGAAATGGAAGCGAGAATGACAGATATGTCAAGTCCAGTGCCTAATCAGCAATCTTCAGAGTTACCTCCTGAATGTCTTCCTGAGAAGCCTCTTAAACCTGATGCACCTATTAAATCTGATACTACAGTATCAACCTTGGAAAATGATTTAACTAATAATGGGAAAAAAAAAGAAATAGACTCAGAAATAAATAAAAATCCCAGTATTACTGGGTCAACAACAAATGAAGCACATAGCTACTATCAGAATTCAGTAGTTGGTGAAAGGGATATTGGGAAAGAAGTACCTAAGATTATTGGACGTGTACCTGAAAAAATAGATACTTCTTTTTGTAAAGATATACAAATTGAAAAAAATATTGATAAAGATGGTTCTTTCAATTACACAATAGATATAAATATTATTTCGGCTCAAAAAATAAAGTTTATTTTGGAAGTATTGAGATCAGGTAATAACTTATTTGTAGGACCCAGGAATAAACTTTGTCTTATGAATAAGGATGGGGAAATTTTGTACAAATCTACAGAAGAATTTTCTGTAGATTCGTTTTTGGCATTATGTCTTATGTTAAGTGTTTAAAAATATCATATCACACTATGGGGTTTTTATGGAAATTGTACGGGATGTTAAATCGTTTGTGAAAAAAAATGGTAAACAGCTACAAAATTTTTTTATATATAAAACAGGGATCAGAGATCGTGAATTGATCCAGGAACATCTTCAAGATTTTTATCTTAGGATGATTCAAACTAAAGCTCTTGAATTATACAAAGAAGATAAAGGTTCTTTTGATACCTATATATCAACTCTGTTATGCTGGCTTCTTCCCGTTAAGGCAAAGAAAAATGTTTCGGTGCAATATGATTTCATAACTAAAGTAAGAATTGGTATGCAAACTATTTTTGATGCAGATGATGTCTGGGAACATATAGGAGCATTTAATGGGCCATACAAAATTGACTTTTCCCCTTGTACTCCTCGGGTTTTTGATGAAGAAGAGGAGAGTACATTTAATCAATATTTGAATGAATTTAAAGATTATGTTAAAAATACAGAATCAAGAAATAGTGCTAATCAGATGATTACTTTTCTGGATTGTAAGAAGATTGGATGCAATTCTTCTGATGTAGCAGCTATATTAGGAGTCTCAGATAATATGGTAAAATTTATCAAACAAAAACTTCAGAGGAAATTTGATAGATGGAAGACCTTGAATTAGATCGTTATAAAAAATTGGTGGAGAATATTTCGGATCTTAAAAAGGATATCAAAAAATATCTTCATACAGGTTCCGAAAATGTCGGGAATATGAGCTATGCGGAAGCGATTAAGCAATTAGCTTATCTAAGGAATTTGCAACGATCAACAAGTAAAAGAGTTCGACAAAAATATGCTGAAACAAAAAATATATAGTGGTATAGGAAGCAGGCGGACTTTGCCTGAGATATTAGAATTGATGACTTCCATAGCTTCTTTTATGGAAGAGCAGGGGTATATTTTACATTCGGGTGGGGCTGATGGGGCAGATAAGGCTTTCGAATCTGGAGTACAGGATTCTGGGATGAAGAAGATTTTTTTACCTTGGAAGGGATTTAACAGAAATTCTTCTACGTTATATGTCGTTTCAGAAAAAGCAGTGACTTTAGCTAAAGAATTCCACCCATCTTGGGATACCTTATCTGATGCAGCAAAATTGTTGATTGCTCGAAATGGCTATCAAATATTAGGTGATTCTTTGAATACCCCCGTAGATTTAATTATATGCTATACCCCTCATGGAAGAGCAGAGGGCGGGACAGGTCAGGCGATACGTATCGCACAATATTATCAGATTCCTGTTTTTAATTTATATTTTAAGAAGGATATCGAGCAGATATTATCTTGGATGAATACAAAAACGATTTGTCTAAAAAAAGAGATGGAATTGGAATTATGGAAGTTGATATAACAGATATCCTCAATGAGGAATTTTCCGAAAAGGATATATTGGATCGGATCAAGAAGGATAAACTACCTTCAGATGATTTGCCAGATAAGATTGATTCTAAGAATGTTACAGATATAGAATCAGAAGTTCCTCGAGATATCTCTGATCTATGTGGGAGATTAAAGACTTGGCATGAAAACTGCCGAGATCTTTTGGTAGATCTTCGGACCGTTAATTATGAGATAACAGAAGATGATACTTATATTGAGTTTAAAGATAAGAACTATTATGAACAGCGATTATATTTCAAAGTAGATCTTCAAAATCCAAAAGATGCAAAAGTGGTACATGCTACGAAGCAACTTTGTAAGATTATAGGAATCCCTTATACATTCTTTGCAGCTAATAGACCTTCTTTAAAGAAAAATATTGTTCGGACCTGGCAGGCAGGTTTAGTTGATGATGTAAAAAAATCTCAAAATGTTTTTAAAATACGAGAATCGAAAGCATGCACTATAATTAGAGCAGTCACTCCAACAACAAAATCATTCATCCCTCTATATGAGTTGATACAGATTATTAAGGATTCTTTGAATGTGCCTTTTAAGTTAGAAGAAGCTTATGGGGATGAAAAAGATGATTTAGTATTTCATGCTCGTTTTATATTTGAAAAAGAATATACTTTTAATGGTCCGATTTGTCTTGGTTTTTCAATAACTGCCTCGGAATTAGATGCATGTCCCCTGTCCATAGATGTATTATTATATAATAAAATATCAAAGACTAATTGTATTGCACTCTATGGTGGTGAATCATTTTTCAAATCAGATTATAAGGGGTTACAATCTTCAAGTTTAAAGGAAATACTCCCGTTAATGCTTACCAGATTTGAAGATGAAATTCCAGAAATATTATCCCGGTTAGATAAGAAGCAAAGGAGCTATACAAATTCTGTTTTTTGTGTTGAATCTGATGCTATGGAAATTTGTAAGGCTAAAGGGATGACTTCATCGATAAAAAAAGCAATATATCACCAAATTTCAGAATGCATTGAAGATATAAGTTCCCCCTGGGATCTTGCCATGCATGTGGGATTAGTCGCAAAAGATTTTGAAATTTTAAAAAGAGTTCAAATAGAAAAAGCGATTGGGATATATCTAAACTTGTTCTTTTCTGAAGGGGTTATTACGAATGACACTCAAGATTCCGAATGATAAAGAAGTTTATGCTGTCGAGGAGTTATTTAACTCTACGGTAACTAAATTGATTTATAAAGAGCTCATGGATTCACGAAAGTATGTTAGTGATGATTTATTTACATATACCCATATAGAGAGAGTTGTTGGGGAAAAAGTATATGTGATATCAGCACGCCATATTGGGATTGTTGAGACAATGTCATATGCTAATCAAAGCTGCAAGAATTGTTATGGCACGGGTAAAAAAATAGTATGTATGGATAAGAAAAAGATTTCTAATACAGAAGATTTTATAATACTTGCTTCTGTCCCTCTGAAGGGTTTAACGGAAGAGCAGAAAATGGCTGTTATAGAAGAAGAAAAAAAGGGTAAATTTTGGACAGTGCTGTTTCCATGTCCTTGTACAATAAAAAGCATGCTAAAAAAAAATAAGCATTTTCTGGCTAATGATATGCAAAATATTGTGGTAGAAATGACATGTATAGAGAAAGTTGAGGAACAATCTACATGACTGGTGATAAGTACATAACTAAGTTCATAGATCTCAAAGTGTATAATAAGGGTGCTGTGTGTCCTAAGTGCGGGGGTAACTGTGCAAGCGTTAAAGCTATGCAAAGGGATGATTTTGGTGTTAATACGATTCCTTTTAAGTGTTGCTCCTGGGAGACAATAATGAAGAGAGTGTGCGTAACTTGTGGGTATTCTTGGTATGAGAAACCCTTAGATGACAATAATGACTTTTCAGGTTTATGCAACATTTAGAGATACTATTCAGAGGTAAATCATAACTCTTATATACTGTATAAATAGTAAACATGGGTAATAGATATGAATGAAAAAATTGCTTATTGGTTAAAAAAACTTGATGAGTATGATAGTGCTTACCATAATGATCAGAGTACTTTTCCTGATGATAGCTATGATGCTTTTAAAGATATGGTATATAGACATCTTCCCCCTGATCATCCCCGATTAAGTAAGGTGGGGCATGAAGTCTGCAGTAAATGGCCTAAGAAAAAGCATACTATTGCTATGGGTTCTCAGAATAAAGTTTCAAGTGAAACTGCTATAAGAGAATGGGTTAAAAAAGTAATCACTGAGCTTGGTATAGCTAAACCAGAGTTTGTTCTTCAGCATAAGATTGATGGATTTTCTTTAGAGGTATGTTATTCAGATGGTAAAATTGAAAGTGGCCTAACACGTGGCGATGGACATATAGGAGAAAATATCCTTGACAATGTAAGACTATTTAGACAACTACCTGGGATCATTCCAATAAAAAATTCTGTAGTCTGTCGTGGAGAGGGTGTTCTTTCAAAAAAGGATTATGATCTTATACAAGAAGAAAGTGGCGGGCATTATAAGAATGCCAGAAATGCTGCCAGTGGTATAAGTCGAAGATTAGATGGAACACATAGTAAATATATTCGTGTCATTGCTTATGACATCAATGCTAAGGTGAGCAAAGAGACTGAGAAGATTGAGATACTTAAGAAATTAGGTTTTACCACAGTAGAAACTTTTATCTGTCACTCAATTGAAGAAATATTAGCTATCTACAAATCTATTCGGGATGATCAACGTAATAAATTTTCATATGATATCGATGGCTTAGTTTTAAAACTTAATGATCTTAATCTTCAGGAAAAATTAGGAGTAAAGAAGAATCGTCCTGAAGGTCAGGTAGCTCTAAAATTTGATTCAGAAAAAGTTATTACGACGATCATAGGTCTTAAACTTCAGATAGGTCGTACGGGTAAATTTACACCTGTTGTAATGCTTGAAGATGCTGAACTTATGGGGAGTACCATCAAAAAAGCTTCTGTACATAACTTCTCTTACATGATAGAGATGGGTATAGGGATTGGAGCAGAAGTCGTTATTGAAAAGAAGGGGGACATTATCCCTCAGGTAACCGAGGTCATTACTGAAGGAGATCCCTTTGAGAAACCTACTAAATGTCCTTCATGTGGTGGTCCTTTGGAAGATGATGGCGTAAACATTTGGTGTCGAAATTTGGTTTGTAAAGAAAGAGATGTGAATAGGATTGTATACTGGATACAAACTCTGGGCATGAAAGGCTTTTCGGATAAATTTGTAGAGAGATTGTGGGATCTTAATAAGATTCGAATGGTATCAGATCTTTATAAACTGACCACAGATGATTTCATTGCTGTGGAAGGGATTGGGGAAAAAACCATATTATCCTTCTTTGAAACTATGAAAGATACTTCTGAACTTTATCTGGAAAAATTTATCATTGCTTTGGGGATACCTACTTGTTCTAAATCTACCGCTGAAATTTTAGTAGAAAAGTTTGGTTCATGGGATAGAATTATTTCTATAAAACCTTCAGATCTGGAGAAGCTATCTGGTTTTGCAGAGACTTCTGCTCGAACAGCTTGTGAGGGAATAGCTGAGATTAAAGATATGGCGGAAGATCTGCTCAAAGTTATTAAAATTAAGGAAAAGAAAAAGGGAGTTCTAACCGGCTTCTCTTTTTGTGTCACAGGATCTCTTACATCTATGGGAAGAAAAGAATTTCAGGCAGTAGTAGTCGATAATGGGGGTACTGCAAAGGATACTGTCTCAGATGGCTTGACATATTTGATAACAAATGATAAAGATTCAGGTTCCAAGAAGAATGATAAGGCTGCTAAGCTTGGAGTTAAGATTATTAATGAGGATGAATTCCTTAATCTTATTGGTGGTCTACCAGAAAAAGCAGAAGTTAAAAAAATAGAAAAAAAAGAAAGTTTGACGATTATATCCGAAAAACTTTTTTAAACCTTTGTTAAAGGAAGATTCAAATGAAAATCGGTGAACTTATTATTTCCAAGTGTAACGCTCGTTCAGTTGTTGATGGGGATGCTGAGGATATCACATCTTTGTCCATCTCTATAAAAAAGCATAAACTTATTTCAAAACTTATCCTCAGAAAAAATTCTGATGGAATTTTTGAAGTGGTTGCCGGGCAGCGAAGACTTAAAGCGTTAAAAGAATCTTTCGGGAATGACCACGAACTTCCGGAAGATGAATTTGTAGTTATAGAAGCTGATGAGGAAGAAGCTTATCTAATCTCTTTGGATGAAAATATCAATCGTGTTAATCTTAGCCCTATAGACCTTAATCGAGCATATCTTCGATTAAATAGCATTGGGAAGAAAGATAAGGAGATTTCCGATATCCTCCATGTCACTCCCCATCGGTTAAAGAGATTAGCAACATTATCTGCGGATATGGGACGTATTCCTGAGAATGCTCGGGAAGAACTTTCTAAACCTGCTGGGGAATCCAAGTTTAATGATTTACATTGGGAAAAAATTTCTAGTAGTACGGATGATCCTGATATCATCAAGGATACTGTAGATTTTATTCTTGAGCATGATACTCCTCCAAGAGAAGTTCCTTCTATTTTGAAAGCTGTTGAAAAGAATTATAAGCAGGAGAACATCGATCCTGATTCTACAGGAGGTTCTGGGGGTCATGCAGCACTTGATGATGAACCGGTTAATATTACCCCTACTGCGGATAGCCCTATAGAATATACGCATAAGGGGGAGCTTAGATTAGAGAAGCATGGGGATGTAGAAACTCTTAAAGTTTTTGGTAAAGAAGAAGATCAAGAAGTACCTATTGAGCATTATCTGGAATATCTGCGACATCCAGAAAAATTTAAATGTTATGTCACGTTTAAGTTGAAGGTTGTTCCTGTGGATTGATCTTATAGGGGGCTAAGAATTTTTTAATATAAATTAAGGTTCTGGCATTACAGGGCCTTTTTTGTTTAATAATCTCTTAATGCGAATATATTATTGATAGTACGGTTATCGAGATATCAATAAGGAGTCCGCTATGGCTGACAGTGATTTTCTTTCATATAGCTCAATATATGAATCTTTCTCAAAGGGACCAAAGAGCATATATTATGGTGTTGGTGATGAAATGCTCCCTGGTGCTATCCTCAATGTGCCCCAAACTGATACAGACGATGAATGGGGGCGTACTGAGAGAATAGCTGGTGAAAGAACTTATGATTTTATTGCAAAGATTTATAAAACTCTATTTGACCCATATAATGCATTATCCGACATAAGTCTTACTCCAGGAGAAGCTGGATCTGAGATCAATGTTGCCAAAAACATGGTTAAACTTGTAGGTAGATCAGGTGTTGATGTTGGAATTTTTGATTTATCTCTTCCGACTATGGCTATTTGTGGGGTTGTTATAAGTGGTCCTGATAATGCAATCTACATTGGTAGTGATTTTGAAGCTTCTGCGAATAACTTAAAGCTCAGTACTAACTTTAATTTAAGTGGTACGAGTTCTACCGGTACTATTGCTTTTAAAAACGTTTATACAGAGTTATACGATAATTCTACAATATACAAATACACCATTAGTGTAAATGGTAGTCAGTATGTTTTTGGAGAGGTAGGGGGCGTTCCTCAACTTGAATTACCTACTGGGGGTAAGCTGAAGCTTACCGGGGATCTTATTACCAATAATGTTTATCCTGTCTCTACATGCGGGTACTCTATAGGATCAAGTTCGTTAATCTATAGAGAAATATATGCTAGTGATGTGTTCTCTACAAATCTTAATAGTCCCAATACCAATACTAATACTATTTTACCATATCTTTGTAGCAGTGTAACAATTGGTGATCTTGATAATTCAACTGATGTTAACATAAGATCCGGGGATTTTAAGCTCTATAATAATAGTAATGCTTTATCTGCTGTTTCATTAATTAGTGATACTATTTTCTTAGGGACTACTGCATATGATTATGACGTAAAAGTACAAGCAGGTACATTTAGCGTTTATTCTTCAGACCCATCTACTGCCGTATTTTCTTCAAATGCATCTAATATAATATTCAACAAATCCGCTATATCTGGATTAACTTGTGGTGTTAATTTGGGGGGTCCGGGCGTAGGTTTTGATGGATTGTGGGTTGGTAATGTTAATTCCGGTACAGGTACATTTGCAGGCACTTTGACTACTAAAGCTATTATGCCGGATGCTAATAATAGTTACAACGTAGGTTCCTCAATTCTTAAATACAGTACAATATATGCAAATATATTGTATACTGAAAATGGTTTGTATAGCTCTAATGCGACCAATTGGATGATTTGCGGTCCTAATCTAAATATCAAAAATTCTATAAGTAATATGAATGTTTTACTTATAGACAGCGCTACTATAGAAGCACGTGTATGTATGACTTCCCTAGACATTTTACCTAAAACAGATGTCTCTAATAATATTGGATCCGCCTCCTTAGCATATAATACAATTTACACTTCACAATTGAATGCTCGCTTTGGATTGTTTAATGATACGAGTACTGCGTGGACAATCTGTGGTCCAAATTTGAATATTAAAGTTTCTGGTGATACTAAAATTGGCATTTGTGATACTTTTATTGAAATGTACGAAACAGTATACTCCTTAGATATTTATCCAAGTTCTCCTACAGGAACGTACATAGGAAGCACAAGATCTGGTTATGAGGCGATATACTTAAGGGATCAATCAACTGGACACCCAGTAAGAGTTTATGTTTGTGGCGGTATTTTAAACCCATAAATTAAATGTTTTATTATATAATAACAAATAACATAAGGATTTTACATGTTTATTAAAAATTCTCAAATCACCAATAAGGCTTTTATTGAAGGTTTTTCAAGTCTTATGGTTTTGAAAATGCCTGCTAAGCAATGCCTCGAAGTATCTTCTTGCATTGATGATGTTATGGGTCAGTATCAAATTGTCGGACGAGCTAAAAGAGCAATTGCTGATAAATACTGCACAAAGAATAGTGATGGAAAGCCAGTATCTGATGCAAATGGGAATCTTGTTTTTGAAACTCCCGAATTGCAAGAGTTGTGTACTAAAGAATTGAATGAAATTGATGAAGAAGGTATTGATTTAGCGCTATCTGGAAAGATAAAAATAGACAGCAGAGAATCTATGACTCCCCTCCAGGTAAAAATTCTCAGCGACATTATAACGATAGTAGATAATTGTTAATAAAAAATTATTGACTTTTTATTTGAGTATTAGCTATATTAATTAACGTGAGTCTTAAAATTTCATTAAGACTCACAAAACCGAACATGCAGGTTTGAAGGCATGTGCAGGTGAGCCGCTGTTATCGAGATGCTCAAAAGAGTGCTAAGGTACAAAAAGTGTCTACAATAGAATCCTTCACATTAAAAGCTTCAGTTATCCATAAAAATAGGTATTCATATCTTTTATCTGAGTATAAGACTTCTAAATGTAAAATTAGTATAATATGTCCCATTCATGGTCTTTTTAGTCAAATACCCCATGACCATTTAATGGGACATGGTTGTCCTAAATGTGCTATAGAAAAAGTTGCTGAAAGAAAAAGGCATAGTCTGTACATTTTTATTGAAAAAGCTGTTCAAGTACATGGTGGTAATTATGATTATTCATTAGTATCCTACAAGAATTCTAAGCATAAAGTTCAAATAATATGCCATTTACACGGTATTTTTGAGCAATCACCAAATCACCATTTAAAAGGTGTAGGATGCTTACAATGTGGGATAGAGCGAGCAAAATTAAAAAATAGATTAAGTGTCGAGGATTTTATAAGTAGATCTCAAATTATTCATAATTATAAATATGATTATTCCAAAGCTAAATTTAATAACACAGCAGAAAAAGCAAAAATAGTATGCCCTATTCATGGAATATTTACACAAAGAGTTAATAGCCATTTAAATGGTTGTGGGTGCCCTATATGTGCTATTGAAAATTTTAAACCGAAGAACAAACTTAATAGTGAGATATTTATAAAGAGATCAAAAGCTATACATAACAATAAGTATGATTACTCTTTAGTTAATTATATTAATAATACTATTATGGTTAATATATTGTGTCCTCTACATAGTATTTTTTATCAAACCCCTAATAGTCATTTAGATGGTAATGGTTGCCCTAAGTGTGCAATAATATATAAAGCAAAAAGCCTTAGATATACTCAAGAAGAATTTATAGTAAAAGCTATTGCTAAGCATGGTAATAAGTATGACTATTCTAATGCTATATACGTAGATGCAAAAACTAAAGTACAGATATCTTGTAAAAAGCATGGCGCATTTTTTCAGCAACCTGGAAGTCATTTATCTGGTGCTGGATGCCCTACTTGCTTAGAATCCCATGGTGAAAGTTTTATAGCTACTATATTAGATAATCATAAGATAACCTATGAGAGAGAAAAGAAATTTTCTGATTGTAGGGTAGATCGACCGCTATCTTTTGATTTTTATATACCAAGTTTAAATACCTGTATTGAATATGACGGTGGTCAGCATTTTTTTCCCTGTAAGTACTTCGGGGGAGACCATTCTTTTAAAAAGATACAAATGAGGGATGAAGTAAAAAATAATTACTGCCGGATAAAGAATATAAAGCTTATCAGGTTATTTCATAAGGATAGCTCCGTAGTTATAGAGGATATTATAGGCAGCTTATTAAAAACCGAATATGCAGGTTAAATTGCATATCCATGTGAGCTAATGGTTTAACTTGCTCAAAATAGCTGATAAAAATATCAGCAAATAAAGGAGAGGTATAATGGTTACTAAGAATTTGTCTACTGTTAATTCAAGAGTCAGTGAAGCTTCAAAAATATTGGGGATAGGTGATTCTTCTAAACTATCTTCATTTTTAAAGGTTATTGGGGTAGATGATGGAGAAACTGGATTAAAATTACTTAACTCCGGTATATGCACTATAGAATATCTGGAGGGGGTAATATCTGGAGAATTTAATACCATTGGTGTTATGCTAATTAAAGTAGCAGTGCAATATCTTAAGGGTAATGATCCTTTTGACAATAACCCAAAGAATATCTTAGTCGAAAAAGAGAATAACGAAGCAAGTACTTTATTAGAATACATTAGGGTAAATAAACCTATAACCCAGATGAGAGATGATGAACTTATAACATTGTGGTCTAATCATAGAGATTCTGAAGTTGAAAATGAGCTCCATAAAAGATCTAAAGGTCAAGCTTTTATAGTATTAAAGGCTGGTACTCAAATTCCTGGTAAAGAAGCTATTGATATTGAGTATACTTTGGAGATGCTCAGATCTGCTCGTAAGCGAACCAATCCTACTATTATTCCCTATCTTGATAATACCTATGCAACTGTGTATAGGATTTCGGAACTGAACCTTAATGACCGTGTCATTGAGTTATGCCCCCTCTGTGGAGAAATCCTCTGGAAGGGATATTGTGCTGAATGTGATTCTAATTTTGCAGGTATCGGTGATGATGAGAGAGCATATGTTAAACTGATAGTAGAATCTGGTAAAATCAACAATAAAACAGCTTCTGATCGCAAAGCAGTGGTAGTGAGTGCTGCAAAGGGTATTGACGATCTTAAATGCACATGGCCTGGTATCATTAAGGAATTCGAAGAACTTCGTCTTACAGGCAATCTTCCAAAGTTAAGGAAAATTGCAAATCGCCCATCAAAAGCTCCTGCAGACCCCTTTCATGTATCGGGTAATCGTCAATTCTAAATCTTAAGTAGGGGGGCTTATTAAACAGCCCCCTCTTCAAATAACTATTACTTATGGGAGATATAATATGCAAAATAATACATCAGAAATAATGGAATATAAAGGTTATAAAGCAAAGATAATGGAAGCCGAGCGACTTGTAGGTGATAGAGTTTTCGAACTCCCACCGGGACACCCTCTTGCTGTTTATCATGCAGATTCTTTTGTAACCTATCCTGAAAATTGGATGAAAGGTCCAGGAGTTTTTGTCGTGCCTGTACAAACCAATAAAGGTTTATGGTTTGACTGGAGAGGTAATGATTCTAATAATACCGCAGTTATACCTACAGTCAAAGGATGTAATCCTCTTACGGGGATGCAGACTACAGGATTCCATCTGGAACGTTATGATACTAAATGTCCAAAGCACGGTTGTACTTTTGAGGCAGACAGATTTTGTCCAGAATGTGGGTATAAATGGCCTGATAGGGGGTATGTAAGCGGTAACCCTATGTGGTGGGACGGATTTCGTAGTGAAGATGGCTGCATACGTCAATTCTTTTTTACTGAAGATATGATTCGAGATGTAGCAACACATATGATTGGCAAAGAGAATACTGTGCCAGCTTTTGGCTTCGCTTTTTATAGCCCAAAGGTGCCAAGGCAAGTTGCTCCAATGAGGAGTCTTTTCACAGCCCCCATAATTAACCACGTTTATTATTCTTCCTCTTCGATAAATATCGTGAAGACTACATTTGATTCTCTTAAGGGATTGAATGGCGCTTTAGGTAAAGATAGAGGCATGAGATGTAAATCTAAGTCCACTCAATCTATTTCATTGGACGCATTATACTCTGCTGGAGGGCAGTCAACAGAGTCTTATATTGGGGCATCAATGTTAGATGTACCGGGATTGGAAAGGGACCGTGGTTTCCCCCCCTTAGAAGAGTGCTCTGCGGATATGTTAAAAGATTACCCGGTTGATCAAGAACGGAGTTTTACTCCTCAGAAGGAAGTGGCTGTAGGGGCTGGAGCAAAGATACATCAAGAGCTTCCAATTGATACTTATCCAGTAGATAGTTGGAAGGATACCCCGGATGCCGTTATGACTATTTATTTTGTGTTTCAGGAAGAATTTAAAGACATGGCTGCAGGGGGTTTTAAGGATTTCAAAGATTGTAAAGAAGGAATGTTAAATGGCTTGCCTGTAGGCTAAAAATAATCTTATATTATATACGTGTGTGTGATGAAGGTGAGGCGGTATAGGACATAGTCCTGTATCGCCTTTTATCTATGTAGTATAAGCTATAATCTTTTAATACCTCTCTTTGGTTATATGATCTACAAGATTACTTGGGGTGATATTCTATGGAACCAAAAGATCATGTTAAACAGGTCAATTGTGAGCAAAAAAGACAGATTGAGATCTATAAGTGGATCGAATCTGAACGTGCTGGGAGAGATGTTTCTGAAAAAGCCACATTGGAATGGGTACAGAAATATGCTACCACATTTCGAGAATGGGCAGAGACTATCCCTTACGGATGTGCTCATTGCGGTCTTTGCTCTGCTTGTACTAATAGAGAAGAATGTTGCCGACCTTTTGATGGAGAACGGCTTCAAAGGATAAATCTATAACTTTTTAAAAAGGACACACATATGTCATCACCTAAAGAAAGATTGGCTTCTATTATAGAGAGCCTTGATAATGTAGCAAATAGTGTTGAGGCAAACGGATTATTCAGTGAAGCTGAATCTATCGATATTGTTTCAAATACCCTCGATAAGATGGCTAAAATACTTCCTGCCGGTAAAAACAGACCTGCTGCTATATTTCCAAAAGAGCACCCTAAAGTTAATGATGGTAAAGACCATTATCCTATCCCAGATAAAGTACATGGAAAATCAGCTCTACAGAGACTAAGTCAATTTAGAGATTCTAAGCCTACTTGGTGGGATGGATCTATTGATGAGCTCAAGAATGCAATATTAAGAGCAGTAAAAGGTAAATTTCCAGGTATGGAAATTGAAGAAGAAAAATTCAAATAATAACCTAAAATTTGAGATTGGATAGGGTAGCTCCCGAAAAGAGGCTCTCCAGGGTGTGCCTCTGGAGTCGCTGAGTCATTAGGGCTGTGAAAGAGGAAATGTTTTTTACATAAAAAATGAACTGTTTCTTGGATATCCTAAATGGATATTCCAAGGAAACACAACTGCTCCACCCATAAGGTGCTCTACCCCTTACTGATTTTTCTTACGATTTTCATAAAAGAAACCCTGGTAGAGCAAAAAGTTTTATCGGGGTTTATTTTTTTACTTTGTATTCTCGTTTTATAAAAGTATATTAGTTATAGCATGAAGAATACATATCTTATAACTGATTGTTTAGTATTGCATAATATTCTTAAGGGTCGTACAGGTGCTACTGGCTCTATTGAGTTTTATGAAGAAGTAGTGCATAAAGCAACTAAGATACTGGAGTTCAGAGAGCTTAAAGGGTGGGATATAGAAGAATTGATAATAAGATGGTTACTTAAGAATTTTTCTGGCGATGGTAATAAAGTATACGAATTTCTCTATGAAACTGAATTTAATAATGTGGCATTATATATAAATAATACAAAACTTAATATATTTGTTCAATGGCGATTAAAAATTTGTAAATAAAAGTTTAAAAAATTTTGACACAACATTATATTAACAACATCTATAGGAGGTGTGTATGCAGGATATCCACGTAATGTTTCGAGGAAGACTGTCTATTCTAGTTTAAAATTAATACCGATTTTGTTTGTAATAGCTTCTGCATTTACCCAACCGCCACAGCACTCTGGACTTAAAGCAATTGTAAGACAGAGCTGGCTCTATACCTGCTTGAGTTATCAAATATAAATAAAAAAAAGGGATTTCGACTGTTCGAGTAGAAGAAATTCCCAAAAACATCTAAAAATTTTTAAAAAGGAGTTCAAATTGAACACCATCACAGAATTTCTTGGGATCGAGTATGAATCTTAATCAACTTTTATTGGCTGCGGATACATTGAATCGATTTGATGCTATTGAACAGTTGAAAGTTGTACTTGACAAAAAGATTCAAGAACACTCAAAAAAGGAATGCTTCACAATTTTTTATTCAGATAAACACCGATTCCGTTTCGAATGGGGCTTAAAAAACCAAGACAGGAAAGATGCATTACGGTTGTTTGTTTCAGACATATCTGCGGTTAGGCATTGTCAAATAGGAGATAGAGCGAGTCAAATGGTCGAGTTTGAGGAAAAGGTGTATCCCTTATTACTATTTTCGATTGCAATTAAAATAATTATTTTTGCGAAAACACTTCCACTGGATGTGCTGCCATTACTAATAAACGAAAAAAACGAAATTTTGAAAAAAATAATTTCAGAGCGATTTCAATCCCCCTATGAATCTGACCACAATCATGAAAGCTATGGCATCCCGGAGCAGCTCAGCAAGAAAGTTCAGATAAAGGGGATAGAAATATTTGAATATCTGGCACCACCACCTGCAAAATCCGATTATCTCATTTTTGAATCTGATGTTCCTATGTTTTATCAGATACTTCCTGGATATTGGTTGTGTCCAAGACCGAGTACGGGGTATTTCCTATTCGGCAATATGTATAATCCGTTTTTTATATCCTGATAAAAACTAATTAGATTTAAATCCTCACGCTCATCTATCCAAAAGCATCTGAAATGTCTACCAAGTAATCATCTACCAAAATATAAATTGGAAAATTAAATTATACCTGAACATACCAACTCCAATTGACTATCAATTGTGAAACAATTACTTTAATTTCATGCTCATATAACAACGTCTTGATGTAAGGCTTACAACTACTTTACGGAAGCGGCTTGAAACCTATTGTAAGGATAAATCCAAAAAGTTGACCGATGTGATAACGGAAGCTTTTTGAGGGAAAGAGAAAAAGGGGATTCTTAAACTCTATTAAAAAGTTCTTTATTAAAGCCAGATTAGCATGGAACATAAATGTAATTATCTCTTAATTTGAAATGTACTTTAGTTGAAACATAAGTTGATTTAATTGCATCCATATAAGCTCCGAGAATTTGTGTGCCGAATAGGTTGCATATATCCGTAATTTTATGTATACTTAAATAGTTTCATTTAGCTAAAATCTAACAGAATATGAGTAGCTTGAACAATATGAGCCAGCCTACAAAGGAAATACAGAGCCTTTCGTTCATTTTTGGTGGATCATTCAATGCACAAATTTTTAGTCCTTTCTGGTTTTCTTCTGAAAGTCTTATTCCTAAAATAGAGGCTGAAAAAGCATCTGTCGAAATTGTTCATCCGCAAGCATCATCATTTTCTACCGACTGGTTTAAGTTGGTAGTAACAAATAATTCCTTTAGTATTGAGACCTACAAGGACTCGCATTTTGAATCTTTGCGAGATCTTGTAATTGGTACATTTCAAATTTTAAGGCATACTCCAATTGGTTCATTAGGGATTCAAAGGGTACTCCACTTCAGAATGAGTTCATTGGAAGAATGGAATGCTTTTGGCAATAAAATTGCACCGAAAGAACTCTGGAAGGGTCTCAATGATCCTGGTTTAGCTCAACTTACATTACAGAGTAAGCGATCAGATGCTTATAAAGGATGTATTATGACTACAATACAACCATCTGCTCGTATCAAACCGGGAATATTCATTTCTATTATCGATCATTTTGAAACAAGTGATCAAAATAAAGGAACTGATGAATCAATAAAAATTATTCAATCAGTTTGGGATGATAATGGTAAACAGGCTGATACTATTTTATCAAATATGTGGGGGTAAGTATGATCTCCCGAAGTGATCAACTTCAACAGATAACAAATTTTTCTGAAGATGTAATAATCGAAGATCCGCTTTTTATCGAAAAGCGATATACAAAGAAAACCTTTTCAGAAACAGCAGCCCAACAACAACAACTTGAAAGTTTGCAAGAAAACAGCGAAGAGTATTATTCACCTGTAGTTATTGTATCAAGACAAAAATACGAATCAGATATTTTTATCGCTCTGCAGAAATGGGAAGGTTGTGTCCTATCAGTAAACAAAGAAACCATTATAGCTCAGCTAAGAGATTTGACTGGTAAAGAAAGCGACTCTCAGGCTGAAATTGAAATTGGAGAAATTCCCCGAAGGGATTTAGATATGCTTTGTCCGGGAGCATATTTTTATTGGAGTATAGGATATAACGACTCTATAACCGATCAGCGCACTCGAGTGTCGATTATTAGGTTTAAACGTAACCCGGTATGGAATAAAGAAGAATTGGATCGCGCAAAAAGAGAAGCTGCTGAACTGAAAGATTTAATTGGCTGGTAATAACTTTGATAATCCTCCTGCATCTGACGAGATTGAGGTTTCAGTATTTGGCCCAGGTTATGGAGAAGCAATATTAATACATTGCGGTGAAAATAATTGGGTACAAATAGACTCCTGCATAGATGTAGAATCAAAAGAACCATCAACGATTCAATATTTTAGACACATCGGCGTTGATCCAGCAAAATCTTTGCAATTAGTAATCGCGTCTCATTGGCATGATGATCATATTCGAGGACTTAGTGCAGTTCTTGAAATGGCACCATCAGCACTTTTTGCATGTTCGGCAGGATTGCATACAGACAATTTCTTAGTATTAGCTCAATCTCATAAACGAACAAATTATTTATCAGCTTCTGGAATCAATGAATTCGCCAAGATTTTAGAAATAATAAAACAGAGAGCGTTACTGGGAAACCGAAGCTCTCTAAGGTGGGCTGGATTTAATAAAATATTATGGTGCAGTACATTAGAAACATTAAATAATAAGCCAAAAGCTCAAATCATTTCTTTAAGTCCACATGATGATAATATAACAAAGTCATTCCAAGCCTTAGCATCATTGCTTCCACAAGAATATACTACACAAAGAAAAATAATTGACCAAAATCCAAATCATTTGGCAGTCGCAATTTGGGTCTGCATTGGAGATATCTCCTTATTGTTAGGATCCGATCTTGAAGAGGGGGACAATGTAAAAGGCTGGAGTATGATAGTTAATGATCCGTATAGACCTTCTGGGAAAGCTGAACTTTTCAAAATACCGCATCATGGCTCGCATACCGCACATTCTTCTGATGTATGGACTGAGTTACTTATTCCTGATGTTTGGGCACCTTTGACACCATATTCAAGAGGAGGCGGCTTGCCAACAGGTATTGATAAAAACCGTATTAAGAGTCAAACTACAAATGCTTTCATAACAACCTCCATTCATCCTCGAAAGCATGTCTATCCAAAGGCCGTGGAAAAGACATTGAACGGAATAATACGAGGAGAGATTAAAGAAATGTGCCCCAAATATGGGTCTGTTACTTTCAGAAAAAAAATATGTGGTGGTACTTGGACATATTTTTTAAGAGGAAGTGCTTGTCAATTATAAAGTTGTCGCCTCTATAACAGAGCAAATGAGGTGCTTTAGTAATGACCATAATAGTCCTCCGCTCGTCTGTCCCTGCGGAATCTGAGTATCATCATCCGATGTCGGCCACAATGTATAAGTTAAGTCACGCCCCTTAAATTTTAAAATAAAGAAAAAATTTGATTAACTAAAATCTTCTTTCAAAATAAATGGAATAGTAATTGTCATTACTACAATCTCATATTGATTGTATTATCCTATGTTCATAAATTAAATTGAATGGTTCAGGAGACATTTAAATGGAAAAATCAGAAATAATATTATCTGCATTGTCAGTTCTTTAGATTAAGATCGGGTGTTATAGTTTACATATTGGCATTCAGGAAGCTATAGTGGTTCCTTGCCCAAACGAATTATGACGCTAATGGTCATTGGAAATTAAATTGAAAATAATTTTGAATTTGTATATACTTTAGAAAACATAAAGCTGCCAGACATATTATATTTTCGCGAGAATTTCTGCGGCTACTTTAATAGTTTCATTCGATTTCTTTATCTGTGCTTTTAGATCATAATAAATATCATAATGACGATGGAATCTTTCTCCCATAACTTCACAAAATACTTCTATCTTTAACATAACATTTTTCACACTATCTGAATTGTTAAAGTAAGAACTAAATTTGGTACTTTCAAGGTAGCCCAAATTAAATTTAATGTGCTCATTTTCAGATGTATTATGATTACATAATGTGTTTGTAATTTTATCTCTATTGATCATTGATGGAATTTCAAAAGAAATACCATTGATTGAGATATCATACAATGAATGATTATGGAATTGAATCGCGACATCAAGAAAATTATCTTTTGAATCAAAATTAATATTAACTATCATTTCACCTTGTAAATTCATCAACAATGAAGATATCTCAAAAGGAAATATCTTTTTGACTAAACATTTACTGATTAGTTTAACTATAGAAAAACTAATCGTTTTTAGAATGCCAGAGGTGAAAATTGAATGCATTGTTGTAGTCCTTTGTTTTTTTAAATAAAATAATATTATCACAGCTTACTTGTATTTAGTTTATTTTTGTCGACAATATACCACGCTGATCCCTGTTGAGAATTTGTTCGGCCAATAATTGATTTTCCTTTCAAATAATTGAGCTTAACACTGAAAGATTGGGAATTGAAAGTGTATCCTCGGCTATAAAAAATCTCTCTCATCTCCCGGGTCCCCATATCCCCTTTAGTTAGTAATTCAGTAATTTCTGATTCATGCGGTGTTTTTTCCTCTTTTGATTTGCTTTGCTGATTTTTGTCATTTTTTGGGAATGAGCTACTAGCTGTTCTTTCAATATCGTCATCTACCGGTTGTAATTCTCCAGGGGAAATTTTATTTTGATTAGTTCGACAAAATTGTTTTTTGTCAAATTTTTTATCCTTGGTTTGCAATACCGTTGGATTTTTATCTCTGCATGTAAAATCAATTTCACTGATATCAATCTCTGTATAATTTTCAGAATCGTCAATTTCTAAATCTAAATTACCATCTTCACCATTCTTACCTCCAGAAAGACCTCTCGAGTCTAATTGAAAATTATCGCGAGCTTTCATTATGAAATTTTTATAATCGTCTAGCGTGTTTAATGCATTACAGACTTCTTGAGTTTTAATTTTCATTTCATGTAAAAATCCGAAGAAATCATGTGCGGTAAAATTTGTTTCCATTCACACCTCCACTATAGTTTTATTGTTCAGTTTCATAGAGTTTCAGTTTCATAGAGTTTCAGTTTCATAGAGTTTCAGTTTCATAGAGTTTCAGTTTCATAGAGTTTCAGTTTCATAGAGTTTCAGTTTCATAGAGTTTCGGTTTCATAGAGTTTCAATTTCATAGAGTTTCAATTTCATAGAGTTTCAATTTCATAGAGTTTCAATTTCATAGAGTTTCAATTTCATAGAGTTTCAATTTCATAGAGTTTCAATTTCATAGAGTTTCGGTTTCATAGAGTTTCAATTTCATAGAGTTTCGGTTTCATAGAGTTTCAATTTCATAGAGTTTCAATTTCATAGAGTTTCGGTTTCATAGAGTTTCGGTTTAGACGATCCAAAAAGGATTTGGCTATTATTTATTCCAAAGCATACGACTGATGTTGGCAAAGTATAGTAGTATTGAGTGTGCGTATCTCTTTTAATTTCAAATACTTGCCAATACATTGGAACCGTACACATTTGTTTGTATGAATATTTAGCGGACACGTAC